GTGATGACCAAGGCTCAAGCGGTGGCGATAAACCATCGCTATCTTTCTATGGACTCAACAATCAAAGCATACGATGAAGCTTACAAGTTTAAATATCATCAGCATAGTCAAGCAATTAAAGCCTTGGATCGCCAAGATTCAGTCATTGCTGAACTCAATCGACAACTCCTCATCAAGCAAAAGTTCCGACCAATGACCACTACGGACATTGTGATGACTGTTGTCATTTCAATGTTTGGTACATTCCTAGTAATACAGCCGTAAGATGGACAATCGAATTAAAAATATGCTAGCCAAATATGGCCTTAAGTCAACTAACTCTCCGAAGAGGACTCCGTCGCACCCCACTAAGAAGTACGTTGTCTTAGCAAAGCAGGGAGATAAGATTCGTCTAGTTCGTTTCGGTCAGCAAGGAGCTGAGGACTTTACGATGCATAAGGATCCAGAGCGCAGAGCATCATATCGTGCTCGCCACGCTGCTATCAAAGACAAGAGCGGAAAGCAGGCTATTAAGAATAAACTATCAGCTGCATATTGGAGCTGGAAGAAATGGTAGGAGATGGCAACAGCAAAGAAAAAGAACCCAGAGCTTTGGAAACGCATAGTTGCCCGAGTCAAGGCTGGCTCGAAGGGAGGGGACTCTGGGGCTTGGAGCGGGAGGAAGGCACAATTAGCAGTTTCGTTATACAAGAAAGCAGGAGGTACCTACGAGGGACCCAAGCGCTCGACTTCTCTCTCAAAGTGGACCCGTCAGAATTGGCGTACAAAAAGTGGTAAGCCATCATCAGAAACAGGTGAACGCTACCTGCCAGAAAAAGCAATCAAATCATTAAGCCCCCAAGAGTACGCAGCAACTACTAGAGCTAAGCGTGAGGGCACAAAACAGGGCAAGCAGTTCGTAGCTCAGCCCAAATCCATCGCAAAGAAAACAGCTAAGTTTCGTAAGTAACCTCATACGATACACTTGCAAAATATGCAATAGTAATTTGCAGTAATTTTGCTTTTGTAATTAAAATTTATTTCGTATGAGTACAGAAATTGAAAACGCTCTTGGAGCAATGGGATTTGAGGTAACCAGCGGAGAGGTGCCAGAGGGAACGCAACTAGACGCCCCCACCTTCTCGCCGCCAGAAGGTTCAGAGGTCTTAGACTTCAGTGGTGCAGTAGAGCAGCCACAGGAGCAAACACCAGAGCCGCAGGCAACGCAGGAATCAATCTCAACGCCAGAGCCAGAACAGCAACCCGAGCAAGTGATTGCTCAAAGTTCTTTAACAAATGAACCTGAGCCAGAGATGTCTGAGCAAGAGTTCGAGGCTGCAATCGCAAACTACGTCAGTGAAAGGCTTGGCGTATCTATCGATAGCATCGAACAGCTTACCCAGCTTCTTGAAGCTCAAAAAAGCCCATCAATTGACGAGAGAGTCAAGGCGATTGCCGACTTCGTTGAGGAGACGGGACGTGATCCGTTCGACTGGTTTCGCTACCAGTCAATCAATCCGTCCGAGATGGATGACATCAGTTCTGTGAAACTACAGATGGCTGTTGAGTATCCTAACCTCTCCAACGAAGACATCGATTTGCTGGTGAAGTCCAAGTACAAAGTAGACGAGGACCTGTACAGCGATGAAGAGATTCGGCTGTCAAAGATTCAATTGAAGATTGATGCGGATAAAGCTAAACGGGATATCGAAAAGTTGCGCGAAAACTATCGTATGCCTGTGAAGCAAGAAGCCTCTAAGGAAGAAGTTCAAAGTCCCATTGACGAGAACTGGATTCGCACGATGAGCCAAGAGGTTGACTCACTCGAAGCGCTGAGCTTTCAGCTTGGCGACCAAGAGTTCAACTTTGGCATCAACGACCAGTACAAGTCGAGCCTAAAGGATAAGAACGCACGTCTTGATGAGTTCTTCGATCAGTATGTCGACGACAGCGGAAGCTGGAACTTTGAGCTGCTGAACTCTCACCGAGCCTTGGTGGACAACATTGACGAAATTGTCAGTGCAATCTACAAGCAAGGTCTCAGTGATGGACAGCGCAAGCTCGTAGAGACAGCTGCGAATGTGGATGTTTCCAATCCACGTCCTGCTCAGTCGAAGGCTGCTGATTCCGTCGCCTCTCAGATATTCAACTATCTGAATAATGGTGATGGTCTTCGTCTCAAAATCTAAAAAACGACTATACAATGTCAACTACTTCAACTCCGTTGGATTTTTCCCCCAACAGTTTTCGTCGGTTAGACCCGACCAAATACGTATCTCTTGGTGACTTCATCAACGAGGTAAACAAGCCCGACAACCGTGACCTTCTTGTGAAGACCTACGGCAACCAAGGCATCACTGGCTTCCTCCAGATGGTAGGAGCTGTGAAGTCAAATGGTGTTGCTGACGAGGTTCAGTACTGGGAGGAGACTCGCCTGCACCAGCTTCAGACAGCTACCCTTGCTGCTACCGCTGCTGCTGGCGCTACCTCTATCGTGTTGAACTTGGCCTCTGCCGCTACTTCAGCCACTGGTGCTACCAAGGCTGCTGCTCAGAAGTACCTACGCGTAAACGACGTGATCTTGGTTGGTGGTGTAGACCGCTTCATCATCACTGCTGTTTCTGCTGGTGAATACTCTCAGACTGCTACTGCTGCTGCAACTGCTGTTGCTCTGACGTCTGCTGGTTTGAGCGCTTCTGCTGCTACTGCTGCTGCTAACTTCCCCATCGTTGGTAATATGTTTGCTCAGGGTACCGACCAGAACACTGGCTACCTCGAGTCTAACGTTGTTAAGCGTACGAACCCATACCAAATCCTCAAAGAGGTTTACAAGGTTACTGGTTCACAGGCTACCAACATCGGCTGGATCAACTTGGGCAACGGCGACTACCGCTGGTTCATCAAGTCTGAGAACGACACCCGTCAGCGCTTCCTCGACAAGCGTGAGATGATGATGTTGCTTGGTCAGCAGGTAACCAACACTGGCTTGACCTCTTTGGGTTCAATCGCTGGTTCTGAGGGTTACTTCTCTGCCATCCAAGATCGCGGTATCGTTGTTAACTCTGGTGCAACTACTACTGCTGCCATCGCTACCCTTGACGAGCTTGATGCTGTTATCACAGCTCTTGACAAGCAGGGTGCTATGCCTGAGTACGCTATGTACGTTAACCGCCTCCAAGACCTCGCCATTGACGATATGATCGCCAACGGTACGTCTACGGCTGCTAACATCACCGCTGGTGTTACCACTCAGTTCGGACAGTTCGCCAACGCAGACGATATGGTGAAGCTTGGCTTCTCTTCATTTATGCGTGGCTCTTACACCTTCCACAAGCACAGCTGGAAGCTCCTCAACGATCCTACGTTGTTGGCTGGAAGCGACTTCCAAGGTGTTATGATTCCGTTGACCAAAGTTGCTGACCCACGCACCGGAGAGAAGTCTCCTGCTCTGGAGCTCAACTACAAGGCCACCAACGGTTACAGCCGCGAAATGGAGCACTGGATGACAGGTTCTATCCTTGGTGTAACCAACACCAACACGGACGCCCTGCAGTTCAACTACCGCTCGGAGTTCGCACTGGTAACTCGCGCTGCCAACCAGCACGTGTTGCTTGAGAAGTAATAGCAACAGCTAGTACTTGAGAGGGGGCTTCGGCCCCCTTTTTTATTAGCAAAATTTTGCATTGAAGTAACATCTAATTTTGCATAGTTATTAACTAAATTCTATTTAACTATGGCACGTCCAGCACGAGCAACCACAGCTCCTAAAGTGGAAAGCGTATCAGAGCGCAAGGCAAAGATTTACCATATGCCAAAGGGCGGTGGTATCATTGCAACCGTAAAGTCTGAGGCTATCATCTACGACCCTGAGACCAACACAAACCGACAGATTCGTTACTGCCCAAACGAAGCCTCTGTGTTCTCTGACGAGCAGTCTTCATTTGCTGTTCGCAAGCACATTGTCTTTGAGAATGGTTCAATCTATGTACCAGCAGAGCAGCCTACACTTCAGCGCTTTCTTGACCTCCATCCCAGCAACCGAGCCAATGGTGGTGGATTGTTTGAGGAGGTGAACACTGAGTTTAAGGCAGAGGTAGACATCAACGAGGAGTTTGTCCTTCACGACGCTATTGGCTTGGTCCGCAACAAGTCTATTGACGAGTTGATGCCAATTGCAATCTACTTGGGTATTGACACCAACCAGAAGAATGCAGAACTCAAGCGTGAGCTGTTGCTTGAGGCTAAGGCTCGCCCAAAGCGTTTCATTGAGTTGTTCGACAATCCAACAGTTGCAACCCGAGCAACAGTTAAGAAAGCTGTTGACTTCCAACTACTGAATGCTCGTGAGGACGGTATGTATTGGTTCGACAGCAACCGACTTATCGTAGCTACGCCAGTGGGTCAGGACACCGTGAGTGTTATGACTCAGTTCTGTTTGACAGAAAAGGGAGGAACGGTTTACGAAACCTTGAAGGAAGAGTTGCATAAACTAGAATTGTAACATATATTTGCAGTCATAATAGTTGCGCCTACGTTTTCATAGGTGGATTGTTTTGATTGGTTCTGAATTGGGCCTCAGCAATGAGGCCCTTTTCTGTTTCTTAAAGAATATGAAAGAGCACAAGAAATCTTGCAGTAAGTGTAAATCATTAAAGTCAGCTGACGACTTTTCTAAAAATAAAAATTCAAAAGACGGATTGTTTAGCCAATGCAAGTCTTGTAGGAAAGCTTACAGGGATGCTAACAAACAGTGGTATATAGATTATCAAAGAAAATACCGGGCCGAAAATAGAGATAAGGTAATAAAGTCAGCGGTTCAGTATAAAAAAAGAAGACGTGAATTAGATCCAACATTTAGAATGATAGACAACTTCAGGAGCAGGGTTACCATATTTTGCAGAAAAGTAAAAATGAATAAAAAACAAAGTAGTCTATCTTTTATTGGCTGTTCTGTTGATGATTTTAAAGTGTATATTGAATCTAAGTTTATGGTTGGTATGTCTTGGGATAATTATGGGGAGTGGCATATCGATCATATAATTCCAATTTCATCAGCATTAAGCGAGGAAGACATAAAGTCGTTAAATCACTACTCTAATCTTCAGCCACTATGGGCGTTTGACAATATGTCTAAGGGGAATCGCGTGCTTTAAGTATTAGTATCTTTGCTGTAGAATAAAACAAGTCTATGGCAAGTGTAAATCGAGTATATTCAGCCTTAAAGGATCTGGTGAATAAAGACCAGCGAGGATTCGTTACGCCTGCTGTCTTCAACAACTTTGCACAGGTCGCACAGATGAACCTCTTCAACAAGATGTTCAGCGACGGCGCACTTAACAAGCGACTGCGTCAGTCACAGATTGATGCAGGCCGTGACAAGTCACGTGTAAAGCAGACCAATGAAGATTTAGCGTACTTCTCTAAGCGTGGGACAATCAACCTCACAACTGGCGTTGGTGACAAGCCTACTGACTTGGCTCGTGTAATTTCCATCTTTACAACCGACGCAACAGCAAAGAACCTTGAACTTATCTATGACGAGGAGAAGCTAGAGTACATCCTGCGTTCTACGCTAAGTGCTCCCTCTGCCACGTATCCAATTGCAATGGTAGGCGATGAGATTTATGTGTACCCAACATCTATCGCTAGCGTGTATATGCGCTACTACAAGATTCCTCAGGGACTTGTTCCTGCCACTGGAGCTCGTACCACATCATCTCCTCGCTTTGGCTACACGGTGGTCGCAGGCAAGGAGGTTTACGACGCAACAAACAGCGTAGACTTCGAGCTACCCGAGCACTACTTTGCTGAGCTTGTGGTGGAGATTGCTAAGCTCATTGGGGTCAACCTTCGCGACACCGATGTGTACACCTATGCTAAACAAGAAACTCAACAGCAATAATGGCACAGGACACCGTATCGCTTGAGCAGGTCATTACGGACTTCGTCATCTCGATGGAGAGTGATGACTATGCAAACACCGCATCCGACACCCTTATCCGTAACCTCGCACTGCGTGGTATTCGTGAGATGGGGTTCGACATCCTCAAGCGCCTCAAGGCAACAGAACTTAACATTGATCTTTCCACCAACACCGTAACGCTTCCTGCGGACTACGTTGACTTGGTGAAGATTGGAATCATTGGATCAGATGGACTTGTATACATTTTCGGAGAGAACAAGAACAAAAACATCTTACCCAACCAGCAGCCTTACCAAATTCCTGATTATCTGTTGGGTTTTGACGACTTTATTTATCGCAACTACCTGTACGCCACAACTGACGGCCGTCTGTATGGCTATGGGGGTGGACACTACAGCGGTGAGTACCGAATAAACACCGAACAGAACCGAATCGAGCTTACCACTGGAACAAGTGTCGACAAGGTCTACATCGAGTACATTGCAGACGAAGCTCGTGCTGCTAGCCCAACTGTTCACATCTATGCTGAGCAGGCGCTTCGCTCGTACATCTACTACCACTTGATTGAACGCAAGAGCAATGTGCCGCTTGGAGAGAAGGGCCGTGCTCGTCAGGAGTACTTTAACGAGCGCCGTTTGGCTAACTCACGTCTCAAGGCATTCAGCAAGGATGAAGCACTTAAGACGATTCGCAAAAATTTCAAGCAATCTCCTAAGGCTTAAGCACTTATGATTGATAAACTCGTACCAAGATACCTCAACCTTGAGGATGACCAGCGTCTGGTAAAGTCTGTTGAGATGACGGATGCCCTAAACGTCCGTCTGTCATCTGACTCCGATGGCGATGGTGGTGTAATCAAAAATGCTTACGGCAACGCTGCTGTATCATTTCGCTCTGGTGACGAGTTGCCCTCTGGTACGAACAAGGTTATTGGTTCGATTGCTAACAGCGATGGAGGGGAGGTCTTCTTCTTTGTTTGGAACAGCAACAACAATCACTCTATCTACCGATACTCTGCATCTTCAGACGAGGCTCAGTTGGTGTACCGCGACAGCATCCTTGACTTCTCTAGCTTCTACCACATCCGAGCAACTGTTGTTCGCAACCTAGCTGGAGAGACTTTGCTGTACTTTACAGATGCTAATACTGAACCAAAGAAAATCAACGTAACGAGGGCTCTTTTGGGTCTCTACCCCGCATCCTTCACTAGCGGTACCGATGCTGAGAAATTAGCCAACATTGCGCTAGCCAAACAGCCTCCTATGACGCCGCCTACGTTTGTGTTTACCACTAACGTTGGTTTAAAGCAAAACAATCTGTACGAGTCCACATTTCAGTTCGCTGCTCAGTACATATATCAGGATGGTGAGCGGTCAGCAATTTCTCCGTACTCTGAGTTAGCTGTTTCTCAGACTCAGTTCTTTGGTGGGATCATTGACGAGCAACAGAAACTTCAGAACAACACACTCACGATTTCTGTACCTACGTCAACTGCTGATGTGGCTGAGATTATTGTTATTGCTCGCAATGGTAACGCTGGTGCGTTCTACGAGATTGGAACAATACAAAACGATCCAAACGTAGCAACTCAGTCAATTCAGTTTGACAACAGCAAATTGTACACACCCATCTCTCAGGATGAGGTAAACAAAATCTACGACAACGTACCACAAACAGCAGAAGCGATTGACATTACAGGTAATCGTTTGATGTTGGGTGGATATACAGAAGGTTACGAGAACATCCGAACTGATGTTGACGTAATTCCAAATTATTTCCCGCAATCTGGAGAGTACCCAATTGAGCTTACGTATCCTTCAGCAACCGGAACAAATGACGCGAATAAGGCGCTACACTTTGATTTAGACATATCTGGACTTCCAGCTGTTGCTGCTACTGATTCAGTACTTGACATAAGCATCGGCCTTGACATTGGGCGAGTACAGCTTATTATGAAGGGGTTCTACGTGCAGTGGGTACAAACAGATAAGGCTACACAGGAAGATAATGACTATGGTGGTCTTATTAAGGAGTTTGTAAATCTTAATGCTTCTCCTTTGTCGATTAACAAGACGATATACGTCAATGCTGGCGACACTAAGGCTGAAATTGTTGACGCAATTAAAGCTTCAGTTGTCGACACATACAATGTTATTTTTGACTCTGACGTAACTGACTTTGAATACGCCACAGAAATCGAAGAAGTAAAAGAACTTCAGGCTAACGTACATTCAAAGCCTAACAAGTTTATGTACTTCTCTGGTGCGGGCCAAGTGATTACAGAGATAGCGAACGAAGACTCATCGCTGCTTCGCTTCAGTATGAGTGTTATTAGTGCGGTGCTTTCAGCAAAAGATGGTTACAACTTTAATACTGGAAACATCCTTAATGCTGTTGGCTCATTCCCGCCAATTCGTATGATTAACTCTCTATTCACTAGAGGTGAGGCAATCAATGAGGCATTCCCAGCAACGAATAGGCTCTTTAATAAGATTATATTTGCTGACGTTCCTTCGATTATCTATAAAGGTGATTTAGAGCAGTACAACAGATACACTGGTGTTGATGTAAATGGTGGTGATTTTCTCTCGCCAACTCCATCTACGCCTACCATTAGTGTTATGTTGTCTACGTTCTTGACGTTGCCCGATGATGTCACTAATGCTGAGTATGTAGATGCATCATTTCTGTCTAGCGGTGATGTGAATGGATATGGTACATTTAAAGCTGGAGCAACCCACTCTTTCGGTATTGTATACTACGATCAATTCAATCGTAACGGAGGGGTACAGACTGTTCCTGATATGTACGTGAACTGGTACGACAATCGTGCTGTAGAAAACAATTTGTATGGTCGAGTTGATTCTGTGTTTCGAGTCAAGCATACGGCCCCTTCTTGGGCTGTTCGTTGGGCTCCAGTTTATGCACCAATCAACAGCATAACCAATAAACTTCAGTACTCTATAATCGGGGCTTATACCGCTACAAATCTTAAGGCAAAGCCTTTTTCTGGCGTATCTTCATTTGAGGAAGTTACATACTTGTCTCTTCGCTCACTTGAGGGGAAAAGCGATTCATACAAAGAATCGTATGGTGCAAACTTGGAGTATGTATACCAACAAGGGGACAGACTTCGAATAATCCAATATGGGGCTTTACAGCGATCTGAGATTAATGTTGATGTTGTTGGATATTTTGAGTTCATTAATGACATTGACACTAACCCAATACTAGACCTAACTAGCGACGAAGAAACGTTTAACACTACGGGTAAGTTTTTAGCAATTAAAGCCGTGGACCTATTAGGCTGGGACAACTACAGCATCATTAGTCAGACTGATAATTGGAAAGATGAATGTGTCATTGAAATCTATAGAGAAAACAAACCATCTAGCGAACAGATTTTCTATGAGATTGGAGAGTCGTTTGCTGTTGTAAATGGGGTACACCAAGGACAGCGCACTACTATTAGTTCGTTTAGTGTAGATGTTGTTGACGACAGCGATAGAAACAATCTTGAGGTCCACTCCAACATCATTGCGTACAAGGGGGACATCTTGACGGACGGCTCGGGACGCACATTAATTGTAAAGAACGTATACCAAGAAGTTAATGGCCCGTACAACTACGTGTTCTATGCTTCTACGATATCCGGGAGTTTCTCAGCCACCACATACACATTAAATATTACAAACAGCTCTGATGCTGTTGTTCAGTTCTCTCAAGGCGACGTATACTACAGGCCGCGTCTATTGAAAGTTGGAGATAAGGCGTATGCAAACAACTACAACTTCTTATTCATTGAGGACTACTCCGCAAGTGACTTCTTCTCTTCAAAGTCCACCTCAGTAGGTCGACCACACGTAGTTCAGCCAGAGGCGAAGACGGTATTCCGCAAAGGCTCTGTCACATACTCTGATGCGTTCATCATCGACAGCAAGTACTTGGGTCTTTCTAGTTTCAACCCATCACTCGCTAACTTCTACGACTTCGACTACCAACACGGAACAATTAAACAGCTAGTTGGAGACGACGATAGGGTTTACATTGTCCAAGAAAGAAAGTCTGGATGGGCACCAATAGGTCGAAACATCATTGAGTCAACAGACGGCGCTCAAAGCCTAGCATTGTCACGCTCTGTCGTGGGCGTACCGAACTACTACCTTGGCGACTACGGAATCAACGACAACCCAGAGTCTCTTGCTGTTGATCGTGGGCGTATATACTTCGCTGATGTGCGGACTGGAAAGATTGTTCGCATCTCTCGTGATGGAATTAGCCTCATCAGTGAAGAGTTTATGGACGCGTTCTTTAAGGATAATTTCCGATTCATTACCAACAACACCTCGAGCCAAAAGGTAATTGCAGGTGTTGACATTGAGGCAGACGAATACATTGTCTCTGTTGATGCTATCAATAATGCTGAAATTACAGTGACCGATGGGGCAAGCACTTTTGTTTACAATGCTCAAACTAATTCTGCTGGCACCCAAGTTATTGTTGGCCTAGAGTTTGACGACGATGACTTGTTTACATTCTCTACTGAGATTCGTGAGTTTGAAGACATCTGTGATGAGTTCGACGACAGCTTAAATGCTATCGTATTCCTAGACAAAATCATCGATGGGCAGCCTGCTTATGTTGGCGAGGAATATCTCGGTCAGAGTGGGACCATCTATGGGGTGGCCACCAACACAAACTACGACTTCTTTGTTACTATTTCTTTAAACATTTCTACTGGTGAGTTTTCTTTCGTTAATGATTGTGAAAGCTACAGCGCATCAATTGGATTACCAACGAATCTAGACAATGACTTTACTGTTTCGTACGATGTAACAAACAACGTTTGGAATACATTCTACTCATACCGACCAGAGTCAATTGTCTCTGTAGACGACACGCTGTTTACGTTCTTTGCGGGCATTATGTACAAGCACTCTGATACTGCAAACAGGGCAACGTACTACGGCAACCCATACAACTCTGTTGTAGAGGTGATTAGCAATCAGAACCCATCTATGGTTAAGTCTTACGAGGCCATCAGCCTCGAGGGGACAAATGCTTGGGCTGCTGAGGTGTCAAACACAGACCAGTCCACCTCTATCCTTGCTGCTGATTTTAGCCAGCGAGAGCGCAACTGGTACGCCTATGTGCCACGTGACTCTAGCGCGAACACAGGAACAGCAACCATCACTGCACTTAGCGGAAGCTCTGAGGTGTTTGTGTTGGGCAATGTAGCGACTGGAGGAGTTAGCGGTTCAACCATCACGTTCACCACTCCCGTTGGAGACGTTCCATTCCCGATGGGTGGAAGTCTTTACAAGGTAAGCGGGGCAACGCTTGTTTCGTTGTCTCTCACTGTTTCATCAATTAGCGGAGACAAGCAAATCACTGCCAGTGGAAGCGTCACTGGTGTAAACAACGGAGACACGATTGTAGTCATCGGAAACGGAGCCATCGAAGGCGATCAGATTCGAGACTACTACGCTAAGGTAAAACTAACCAACAGCTCAACCTCTGAGATTGAATTGTATGCTGTTAATATGGTTTTTGCAAAAAGTAATCTACACAACGAACTGGGACAATAATTAGTACCTTTGTAATATGCGACCAAAGAAGAGTAAAGAACCCAAAAAATATGCTGTTGGAGGCTTCGTTGCCGCTGGCGCTTTAGGAGCCCTTCAGTCGGCACTTGGTGCTGGACAAATGCTCGCAGGTCAAGCTGCCGCTAGCCGAATCAAGGAGGCATCTACTGCCCGTCCTTCTGAATACGCAGAGTTGCTAAAGCAGGCACGTAATGCGGACTTAGAGCAAAAGCGTTTGGAGGAACTTAATCGTGCAATTGGAACTGGTATTGCTGCCGCTCAAGGAGCTGGTGGTCGTGCAGTTGTTGGCGCACTTCCGGGTATGCTTCGTGCTGCTGACGTCGGAGCGATGGACATCCTTGCCAAGCGTCAGGCAGACACAATGCAGGCACTTGGAGTTGCTGGTGCTGCATCTGAGCGCGAGATTGGTCGTGAGTTCCAGCGTGAGATGATGGAGCGTGGCGCTGCTCAATCTGCAATCGAAGGCGGACTGCAAAATGTTGCTGGTGGACTTGGTCAGATTGGTTCAGCTGCTATTTACAGCGGTTTAGGCAGTACAGCTAAGGACGTAGCAAAAGAAGTTTCACCAAACTCCGAGGCTACTATTCGGAAAGAAACTATGAGGTCTTTGAACAAGACGCAAAGAGAGCGTAATAAAATTGGAGAAAGCTTAGTTGACCTTCAGGGTCAGCTTGACGAAGACCAAGTTCCGCTCCTTGCAGCAAGTAGATCTAAGGTTGCGAATATACTCGCACCAGAAGAAGAGGAATTTAATCTCGGAAGCAGACTGTTTCAACTTCCATCTCAACTAAAGGATGGTGGTATGATTACTGGGGGTAAGTTTGACCACAAAACCAATCCTATCGATATCGTTCAGAAGGGACGTAAGGTTGGAGAGATGACTGGCGGAGAGGTGATTCTCAATCCATCGCAACAAAAGAAACTCAGCAAGGAGAGTGCTTACTTCCGTAGTCTGTTAAAGAAATTCAATAAGCAGAAGTAATGGCGAAACTAATACCGAGTGGCGTAGTAAACCTGCCAAACTTCGCAGAGCTTCAGTACAACCTTAACGAACGTGAACGCCAGAAGCAACTGCAGTTCGACGAGTGGTCGTCTCAGTTTGACAAGAAGGCTGGCACGTATCTAGACGGAGACAAGGAAGCTGTTCAAACAGCATACACCGGGGTAGAGAAGGCGCTAAAAGATTTAGCTCGTGACCCAGACAACGTAGAGCTACGCCGTAAGGTTCGTGAGGCAAATGCTGCATACAACGAGATTGCAGGAACAGCTCAGTTCTTGGCCGACAATTACCGTCAGCAGTGGTCAGCATACAACACAGAGCCAGACAAGTTTGGCGTTAGTGGACAGGAAGCCATTGACTTGTTCAATCGTGAGCGCTCTACAAAGCGTGACGCCAATCAGATTATGTCGCTAGCGGCGAATCCGTTTACTTTGTTGCCTCGCTACAAGTACGATATGCAGAGCCCAACACAAATTGCTGATGAAGCCGCTAACAACTTTCGCAAAAACATCAATGACTACATCCGCCCTGATGGAACCATTGATCAGAAAAAGGCTCGTGAATATATGATGAACTTTATGGAGGCTCGGTACATTGACCCGAACCAAGTAAAGAATGCTATTGTATACGAGGGTGTACGCGAGGGGACAATTGGTCGCAATGGACAGATTACAAGCCGTACAGATTTAGATATTATTGATACTGAACAGTTTGCGCCACAGCGTGATCGTCTTGCTGGTAAATTCAGCAACGATGCTGTTGATGCATTTATGGCAATTATACCGCGTATGGGTGTGAACCCTGCAGAGATGCGACTCCAACAGCAAAAGATTAATCTTGAACTCAAGAAGCTGCAGCAAGAATCAAAAACAAAAATACCTAAAGAGTACCTTGACCTAAAACCAATAAATGTAGGTGGACAGGCTGGTGGTATTATGTATCGAATTGATAATAAACCAGTTAAGACATCAAACAATAGAGATATTGTTGGATTCGGAAATCTTGGCGGTCAAAATGTAGTTACTGTTCGGGAAAGGATAACACCAGAGCCAACTGCAGCTAACCCAATACCTAAGACTCAAATAGTAGAGTCGACTGTTCGTGCTGGGGATGTAGATGTTTCAAATCTTCGTCAGCAAACGTTTGGCGCATATGACGCCTACATTGGGGGACCAGTTCAACAAAATGCCGTACCTTCGCAATCAGGAAGTGATCCTCTTGGACTCGGCCTTTAAACGTTAAGATATGCCAGAACCTAAGTTATCAGTAGCTGAATTTGCGGCTAAGGTAAAGTCAAAGTATCCACAATACGCTGACGTTGATGACTCACTGTTGGTAAGCAAGATGGTCGACAAATATCCAATCTATGCTAATCAAGTAGATTTTGACGTAAAAAAAAAAGAACCTTCAGAGGCATCCGTTTCAAGCTCTTCGGAAAAACCTTCTGCATCGGATACATCAGTTAGTGATAAGGTTGGCTTCGATCCTGAGGCCGCAGTAAAGAGGGCGGTTGGTGATCCACTACAAAAATTCAAGGACTTAGGTTCTTTAGTCGGTGGATCTATTGCAGAAGGTGTCGTTTCTGCAAACACATTTCTAAACAGAGTTGTAGAGGCGACATTGCTCGGCAGCAACACCAACTATTTTTCTTCCAACTCAGCAAAGCTGCTCGAACCACTTAAGGAAAATAAAAACAGCCTTAAGGCTGCATATGTAGGACCCGAATCCGCAAATAAGGGAATAGTAGAGGCATTTCAAGAGAGCCCATCTGAGGGCGCTAAGCTATTGGCGTTTGAGGCTGCGTATCAACTTCCGCAGATGATTGCACTTGGGGCCATTGGTCGTTCAGCTATGGCAGCCGAGGGTGCTACTGCAGCTGGACTTAGGACTGGAGCCATCCTTACTCCTCGCACAAAGCTTGTAAAGACAATAGCTGAAGATGTTGCACCTATGGTACCACTTGGTTTGTCAGCGGCAGGTCAAGCATATCTAGAGTCTGCAGAAAAGAATCCAGAAGAGGATTGGGTTGACGTTATATCAAATTTAGCTGTTGCTACATATAAGGGCACTGGTGAGATTGCATCTGAACTTTTGTTCCGCACTAGCGTTGATGACTTGATTCGTGGAGGATTCCGTAAAGGTTTAGTGTCTGACATTGCAAAGTCTACTCGCCCGACGCTTCAAGCCGCTAAGCAAGTAGGCAAAGATGTAGCAACCGAAGGTTTTCAAGAGGGCATAGAAGAACTTGCTGTTGAGATTTCAAGCAACGCACTTGATGCGCTTGTATATGGTGAGGATATGCTTTCAAAGAAGAACATCTATGGGATGGCTGACGCATTCATTCTTGGTTCTGCAATTGGTTCTCCGATAACACTTCTTTCAAAGGGACCAAGTGCTATTGGAACAGCAAAAGACATCAACAAGCGTCGAAACATCTCAGAAGAGATAAATAACCTATATGACGTTCACCAAGACCCCAACACTAACGCATCAGAGAAATCTGTTGTAAGGGGTCAAATCATAAACAAGCTTGCAGAACTTAAGCAAGTAGAAAACAATCTTGCATCATTCTACGAAGAGTTCAGCGAGGAAGATCGCGACAATGTTATTTCACTAAATCAACAGCTGTCTATGGCTCAGTTGATTTACCCTGAGCTTAACAGCGATCAAGCAAAGGATGCGCTTCAAGAGAAGGTAAAACAGCTTTACTCTGAGAAGACAAAGATTGAATCCAAGTACGATCCAAACATTAAAGTATACGAGTATGATAGTCAAGAAGAAGTCAGGGTACCAAGTCCTGTCGTCGAAGGGGAAGCCGTTGTCGAAGCCGAGCCTGTCCAAGTCGCAAGCGGAACGTCGCCTGAAGCAGGTCGAGTTCTTCAAGTACTTGAGCAGCAAGAAGTCTTCAAAAAAATAGCCGAAGGACAAGAGGTAGACAATGCTGAGGCGACAAATGCACAACAGCAAATCTTAGATGCAATTGACGAGGTAGAGTCTCTTGACATTGCAGACGATGTAAAGACTGCGTACATTCAAACGCTAGAAGATAAATTTGACGATATAGAATACTATGACAACAGAACAATTACTACAACTGAACAAGTTACCGAAGAAGTCCCAGTTGGAGCTCCTCGAGCGGGTAGCCGCACGGTTGTCGAGCCAGAAGTCCGACGCGGAAAGTTCCGCCTCTTCGAAAGGTTAGACAATCTTGAGGTCGCTGTAGGAACTGAGGCAGACAACCAAACATCTGTAATTGAGACACAAGACGATGGATCGATTGATGTTGTAACATATGATAAGACCACAAAGCAAGAGGTTGGACGACAGCCAAAAGTTGCTGACAATATCTTGGGTCTTGAGTATGTGGAGTCAATCCTTGACGACGCTGGGAACGTTACAGGAGTTGTTATGCGTCCAAAGACGCCAAAGGGCCAAGACATTTCCCCACTACGCGTCGAGGTAGTAAATCGTCCAGAACTTGCGTTAGATATCGCCATTGATGCACGCAAAAAGGAAATCGGAGATGTACCAGAAGTAATCTGGATGCAGGAGTACGAAACTGTTACTCGTGATGTTACAACTAAAGAGCGTGTTCCAGTTGCTGAGCGACCAGAGAGAAGAGGGGCTAGGGTTGTTCTTCCGACTGAAGCTGTAGAGGAAGAGGTAGTTGAAACAATCAAGGAAGAGAAACCTAAGAACAGAAAAAACTTAAGTGAGGCTGAAGTCACAGAAGCTGTATCTCAAGCTGATCGCTTAGCAAAGCGTCTTGGGCTTCCTGTTACCATCATCACTCACAACAGCAGAAAAGAATATAACGAAAACGTTAGTGCAGTATCTAAGGCCAGCCTTGATGAAGCTGGCGTAGAGAGTGGACGATTCATTCCTTCACGAAATGAAATCCACATCAACCTTGAAGATATGGATGCTGTTGTTCCTTTTCACGAAGTATTCCACGCAGCTTTTGTAAATCGTTTTGCGAAAGGAAGTCAGAAGGCTCGTCAAAAATCAGCAGAGGATTTCTACTCAGGGTTATTAAAAATACTTCGTAACGGATCAGAGCAGGACCAATTGTTGGCTGATGCCGCTGAATCATTTGTTAAAGCAGGTGAGTATACAGCGAAAGAAACGCCAGAGGAGTTTATGGCTCAGGTTGCTGGATTCATATCTACATCTGGAGAGAGAATCAGCAAGTCTACAATGGACAAGCTTATCCAGTGGCTTAACAACTTTATTGGTAAGATTGCACCAAGTCTTAAGATCAACAGCCGTGGTGAGTTTATCGACTTTATGAACTCGTTCTCTGGTGCTTTGTTCGAGTCAGTAATTGACGACCAAACATACACTGGATTAGAGTCTGAAGTAGTCAATGCAATCCCACAGATTCAAGAATCTAAGTCTAGACAAGGAAAGGATGCATCCTATGTGGAGCGCACCTTTGATAAGAATAAAATTAAGTACGCTGACCTTTCGGAGTACGTTGGCAAACCTGCTATAACGTACGCTATGGACCTTGCTGTTACTGGTATTATAAAGTCACCAACAGGTGTTGCATATACGTTTGATGGCGGCGTATTTTACCCGCTCCTCGGAGAAGGAGGTTGGGCATTCACCGACGAAAAAACAGCAAAGAAGATATTGAGCAAGCTCAAGAAGTTTGATGGACGAGTATTGCTTATGTCTCAGGACAGCCGTGGAATCCGTGGCAACTTCCAGTTCTGGGGCTATATGCTTGAGGAGGTTAATAAGGCTGTTAAGGACAAGCGTGCTACTGAGGCTGAACTTGTTGAGTATATCAACTCCAAGTTAAAGAAAAAACCAATTCAGTCAGCGCTAGAGGAGAAAGGTTTGCCACTTCAAATCAAGAAGCTGTCCGAACTTAAGAACCTTATGCCAAACGATGGTCCAAAGAAGGTTGGATATGAAGTTCGTGCAGAGTTCAATGAGGCTCTGTTTTCTGCAGAGGCCAACAAGCGATTTGGTTTGCCTAGAATTGAAACTATCTTAGACTACGTCAATGAGCCCCTGCTTGCGAATGCGCAGTACGGTGACATTGTTGCTGTCCTTGAGTTTGACCCAAAGAAGGTGGAGGTCAAAGATTCTCGTACAATTGAAGGCGCTAAGGTTCACCCTGCATACCCTTGGATTATCACTGGATTCAAGGACCTAAAGATTCTTAATGAGTTTGTAGACGTACGAAATGTCTTTGGCGATTATCGTTCTAAGATGGCTGAAGAGAAGGGCGACCCAGAGCTTAAGAAGCGAATTAAGATTCGTGCTGCACGTGCTGTCGTTACTGGTGGTGCATCAGCAAACAACCTTGAGATTAACAACAATATTGTCAAGTCTATTGTAGGCATTGCCCCATATCGTGCTAAGTACGTTAACGAGATATCTGAGGCTCGCGATGAGTATAAGAGGCCATCATTTGAGCGCTTTGTTAAGGGATTTAGGGACATCGCAAAAAAGTTCGATGTTCAAGTATACGGAATCGAAAAGACTATTGGCGGCTGGTACGACTCCGAGTTAAACTCTGTTACTCAGGAGGTATCAATGCGCCCTGCTATTGCTGGCAACAAGGAAGACATCCTTGCTATGTCTGCCGTTGCTGGTATTATGGCACCCGTAAAGAAGGAAGACTTCCAAAACGGAGTTATGCTTGTGGAATACAAGTCTGGAGCAGAAGGAAGTGAGGTAACATTTAACGCTAAGAGCGACGCATCTGCAAAGCAAATTATCAACGCACTTAACGATTACGGATTTGGTGGTGGATTCACGTATGTGGTATCTGACAAGTCATTTAGCCTTGCAATGATTCCTAGCGAAGAAATTTCTATGGATCAGTTGCGTGATAATTTAGATAATCTACTTACATTTGCTCAAGAAAACAACCTAATCGATGAAAAATCAATCAAGTACTATGAAGCAGAAATCAAGTTCCCCAACTCAGACAGAGAGTCCGAGGACTATTATGGACGAATTCTTCAAGAAGCGCGGGATTCCAAACGCTACGAAGGAGATGGAAGGGAAGGTGCGCTTAAGCTTCTCAACCAAGCCTTAGAAATTCTTGATGAGCGTAATAACGCTCTAGACTCAGAACTATCAGAGTCATCTTCTCGTCGGGCAAACAAGCCATACGATGAACTATTAGACAGCTCATCGAAAGAGAAAGTGCAGCTTGGGTTCCAAGCCTCACAGATAAACTACGACATTGAGGACCAACTAGCGGACTCTAAGTCTTGGCAGCAGCGAGACAGAACTCCTATGGAGCGCTATACTGACCTTGCTCGTATTGCAATTCAGGACCGACTTTATGGTGTAATACAGCTTCAGGAAGATGTTGAGTATTCAACTGGTAAGCCAGTAGGTCTTGACCAAGACTTCCGTAATGCTGAGGTTTTGATGCACGGAAAGGCAGCGAATGACATTGCAGAGTCAACGAAGAAAGCAGAGGATGTCGTTGCTAGTGTCAAGAAAGCAGGAGTAACTCTTGAAGAGTTTGATAATCTTCTTTATGCTCTCCACGCTCAAGAGCGTAACAGATACATCCGAGTACAGCGTACTGATATTGCAGAATCTATTACTGACCTACGCAAGAAGAACAATCTAAAGCCATCAGAGGCTGCTCAGTTAGCTGGCATAGACCTAGAAACTTATCGAGAGCTAGAGGCAGGAACAGCAAAGGGAGGTATCAGCACAAAGGAGTTGAACGATATACTATCAATATACGGGCTCACTCCAAACCAATTCTTCACTCAGTACACCCGAGAGAATGCTGGCTCTGGTATGACCGATGCTGAGGCTCAAGCGATTCTTAACTCATATGGGCTCGACTCATACAATCCAAACATAAACTCCCTAAAACCTGCACTTCGCGATGCAGTAAAGGGAACGCAAGAAATCATCGCAGACACACGTAGTCGTATGTTTGACTTTGGTCTTGAAACATTTGATACCCTACTTGCTTTTGAGGATACGTATAAATACTACGTACCACTACGTGGGTTTGAGGGAGAGGATTCAGCAAGTGAGATAATTGGTGGAGGTCGTGGGCTTGAGGTTCGCGGGCGGGAGAAGCGTGCAATGGGCCGTAAGTCTAAGGCGGACTCTCCATTCTTAAATGCTGTTGCTCAGAATCAATCTACGATTATTCGTGCTCGTAAGAATGAGGTTGCTCAGAAGTTGTACAAACTTGCCAAGGAAAACCCCAACGATGACATTTGGAAGGTTATTGACCCATCTGTAAACAAGGAGTACAAGAAGAAGGCTACAACAAAAGGAATCAAGGATGTAGCAAAGACGATATCGGACTACGTACTTGACGACAGAAATTTTGCTGTTCGTATTGATGGCGAATATAAGTTTGTTCAGTTTGCAGACCCTAAACTTGCGGAGGCACTTCGTGGTACGAATGTGGTAAAGGCAGACTTCCTAGTGCAGTCATTGGGTAGATTCAACCGATTATTGAGTTCATTCATCACTACGTACGACCCTGAGTTTGTACTTCGCAACTTCTCTCGAGACATTCAGGTTGCTGTTGTTAATGCTGTGAGCGAACAAGAGATTGAGGGTGGTATACTTAAAGGCAAGAACATTACTAGTAAGATTGTAAAGTCTGTATTCCCTTCAATCAAGGCAATCTTTAAGATGTCTGGTAAAGATGCTCAGGCGACCAATGAGTTTGAGCGTTACTACAGCGAATTTATTGAAGATGGTGCTAAGACGGAGTGGTTCTACAGCAAGTCTGTGGATGAACTCCGTAAGGATGTAGACAAACTTATGAGCGGCAAGGGCGATGGTGCTCTTCAGGCTGCTGGAAACTTTGTCGAGCGCATCAACACATCTGTAGAGAATGGTGTTCGTTTAGCTGCATACATTGAGTCTCGAAAGGCAGGTCTAGCAAGAGAAAAGGCAGCAGAGCTAGCGAAGGGCTTGACTGTTAACTTCAATAAGAGCGGATCAATTGGTCCCGTTGCTAACTCTTTGTATCTGTTCTTCAACGCGTCTGTTCAGGGCACATCTCGCTTGGTTCGAAGCCTTAAGCCTCAATTCAAGAAGAACGACGACGGAACTCGTTCGCTTCAGGTTACCAACGCACAGAAGATTGCTATCTCAATGTTTGTGGCTGGAAGCATTATGTCAGTCATCAACGAACTTATTAGTGATGACGATGAGGATGACAAGTCATTCTACTCTAAGATTCCAGACTTTGAAAAGGAGCGTAACATAATCATTATGGCTCCAAACGGAAAGGACTATGTTAAGATTCCTCTTCCATATGGTCTTAACGTCTTTTACGTTGCAGGAAATGCAATGGCTGATGCAGGACAGGGAATCAAGTCTGTGGGCGAGGTTGCATCAAACATCTTTGAGGCCGCCATTGGTTCGTTCTCACCGATTAACTTCCCATCTAGCGAGGACTTATCCTCTTGGCTCATCAAGTTTGTTACGCCAACAATTGGACAGATTCCGTTGTCCCTTGCGCTTAACGAAGACTACTTCGGGCGCACGATTTACAATGAGAACTTCCCAACTGACCCAACACCTAAGCCAGAGTCAGAACTAGGTCGTAAGGGTGCTACACCTCAAAGTGTTTGGATTGCTAAGCAGCTTAATAAATTGACTGGTGGATCTGAGTTTAGGAGTGGAATCGTTGACATCAATCCTGATAAGATTGACTTTGTACTTGAGACGCTTAGCGGTGGTGCAGGACGATTTGGATTGCGCACTACAGAATCTGTTGGTAATCTTGTGACTGGTAATTGGGATCAGATGGAATCAAATCAAGTTCCCTTTGCTCGTGTATTCTATGGACAGCCCCGCAAGTTTGTAGACCTTCAGTCTTACTTTGATAGGCGCATTGAGGTCAATCAGTTTATGGACGAGGCTAAGTCAAACAAACTAGAGCCTAAGGACGCATCAAAGGTTCGCTCTATGTATGTGGTATCTAAGTCTGTAGACGCGGCTCTTCGCAATATCAGAAAGATGGAGAAGGCCGCAGAAAACATTAAGGATGAAAACACTAAGGAGGATAGGTTATTAGAATTGGAGCGTATGCGCTACGCACAACTAGCTAAGTTCCAGAAAGCATATGAAAACTATAAAATAAATGAACTCTAATGAAACACATATCGACCCTATTAGTAGCTGGATTACTTACTGGCTGCAGCGCAACTTGGCACCTGAATCAAGCAGCCAAGAAGGACCCTTCCATCTTGAAGCCCACGGTTGTTACGATATGGGACACGATTGTGACACCACCAGTGTATTTGGTTGACACCGTCAGCGTGCCTACTGAAGGCGATTCCTCGGTGATTGAAAACGACACCGTGCGTATTGTCATCACAAAGTTTCAAGACAAGATGATAGTGAAGACTCAGATTAAGGAGGTCGAGGTCCCAGTGAGCGTACAAGCTGAGTGCCCTCCGCAACTTGTTCAGCCTGAGGGTAAAACAGAAAAGGTAAAGAATTATTTACTTTTGTTTTTAGGAGGGGCACTTGTCCTGATGATGTTTCTATATCGTTTTAAGTAATGGCAAAGACAAAAACACAGACGGCCTCTACGTATCAGGCCAAGCCAAAGGTCAGTCGACCGGGCGTCCACTCTAAAACTAAGACTAGTAAACTGAAGACATCTAAGTTGTACAAGAAACTTGGACGCGGTCAAGGCTAAAAAGAAAGGCCCGTCCTACGACGAGCCTCTCGATCCTGCTGTGGTAGGTTGGTGTGAAACCAGACCAACAGCTTGTGATGGTAACTGCGAGTATGCTAAGTGCTCTAACCGTCGCAGGATAAACAACTTACGTCCATAGCTCTGGCTGCGATATCTCCACGCAGCACTGATTCAGTTCGCATATAGTACAACGTCTTCACACCTTGACGCCAAGCCTCCATATGGACTTGGTTGATCCACTTAGGAGTTGCCTCCGATGGAAACGCAAGGTTTAGACTAACAGCTTGGTCAATGTACTGCTGACGTAGACCTGCTTGGATTACAAGGTCAAGCTGGTTAATCTCCTTGAAGGTCTTGTACACGTCCTTTACTGGAACGCTATCAATCATAGCATCAAGTTCATCTTGGTGTATAAGCTTACCGCGTTGGTAGAACCAAGGCTCAAGCGCAGCAACCTCCTGAACAGAGCCTCCGTCGGCAAGAATCTGATCCCAAACCTCTTTAGTGTTGGCACCAATCTTCTTCAGTAAGCGCTCCAATGTGGGGTTTTTACGAATGAACGTACCCTTAGCTGACTGCTCGGTAAACACATTCGCTGCCCACGGCTCAATGCCTGCACTTACGTTACCGCTGAGTTTGCTGTTGGATACGGTTGGTGCGATTGCACGCAGGTGGGTGTTACGCACACCGAACCCACGGCACCACAAAGGTTCCCCGTAGATGCGTGCCATATCACGACTCGCACGATCGCTCTCCATCTTAATGTGTGAGAAGATCTTACGGGTCTCAAGCTGGGCCTGTAGGCCCTCAAAGGGTACTCCACGTTGCTGCAGGTAGGTGTGCCATCCGAGTACACCCAGTCCAAGTGCCCGTCCCTTTTCAGCGGAGCGAACCGAATTTTCGAAGCCCTTCATATTCTTGGCTTTCTGGATGAACTCTTCCAACACCCCGTCCAAGAAGAACGTGGAGTAGTAGACTAGGTCTGTGTCCTTCCACTCGTCGTACTTGGCGAGGTTGAGTGAAGAAAGACAGCAGACAAAACTATGTGACTCATCCGTGTGGAGTGTGATCTCCGAACAGATGTTGGTCATATAAACCTTCAGACCGTTGTGCTTGTACGGCTCAGGGTTCTGCTTGTTTACGTTGCCTCGGTACATAATGTAAGGCTCACCAGTAGCCTTACGCTTTTGGATGACCTTAGACCAACGCTTGCGGGCCTCCTCGTCGCCATCCTCTAGCTTACGCATAAACTTGTCTGACACAACTACACACTGGTGTAGGTTCAGAGACTGACGGTTCACGTCGCCCTTAGGCTCTCGAATCTCAATCCAGTCCCAGAAGTCTCCGTGCTCGATGTTTAGGTTGACAGATGCAGCACCGCGACGTACGTTGCCTTGAGATGTGGCAAGGATTGTTGAGTCGTAGATTTTGCAGAACGGAACCACGCCATCGGTTGTGCCATTGCTGTTGGAGATGGGTGACCCTGATGGGCGAAGCATATTCACTCCGATGCCTACGCCTCCTCCGTGTTTGGCAAGCATCATCATCTCTAGGTTTTTGGACCCAATGTCGTGAATGCTGTCTGCAACGTCAATACCAAAACAGCTGATGGGTAGTCCACGATCTGTACCCATATTTGCTAGCACTGGTGTGGCAAGTCCAAGCCAGTTGTTCCAGATGTACGAGAAGAACTTCTCCGCAAGCTCAGGCTTGTAGAGGCGCTTAGCTGCAGCGTTAGCCGCACGCCAATAGGCATCACGCGGTGTTTCGCCCGGAAGCAGATATCCTTTTGAGATTGTTTTGCAGTACACATCGGTGTTACCCCACTCGGGGTAGTCTACTCCGAGCACCCATCCGTATTCGTCTCCGTAGTTCTTAGCCATAGATTCTAGTTTTAATTATTTCGTTAATAAGTTCGTACTTGCGTCGATAGTCCTTGTTGAACTCGATTTCGTTTCGCACCACCTTTATTGAGTGGATTACTGTTGTGTGGTCCCTGTTAATCACGAATCCAACTTTAGGTAGGGATAAATCTGTGTATTCTCTAACGAGGTAGGCAACGAGTTGTCTTGCCTCACGAATGTTAGACTGCCTATTCTTTGCTCTGATTGCTATAGGTTTGATTTCGTACCCGTAGCAAACAGTATTGAGAATGATTTCGATTTTATCTATTACGTCCATATGTCCTCAAAGTCTTCTCCTTCTCCTGCCTTGCTGTAGTCCGTAGGGCGGACAGCAAAGAAGTCGGTGTGTGTTACGCCTCCAGACAGGTGGTTGAACCACTCAAGTTCAGCAGCTTTATCAGCATCGTATGAAATGATGGCCTCGTAGCCAAGCTCAACAAGCTTCTCGTTTGCACGCATCTTGATGAACTCCTTGAGGTCGTCTGCCTTTAGGTTCTCAAGGTCTCCCATCTCAAACATCTTGTCTATGAAGTTAACCTCTAGCTCAACAGCAATACGTGCGGCTTCCTCAATCTGTGCACGTACGGCAACACGAATCTCTGGATGCTCTTGGCACAAATGATTGAACAGGACGCAACCCATTTTGCTGTGGAGGCTCTCGTCACGTACGCTCCACTTCATCTGCTGTCCAATACCTTTCAGTAGGTTACGCATCTGGAACGAGTAGAGAACAGCAAATGATGAGTACAGCGCTACTCCCTCTGCAAACGCAGAGAACACAGCGATAGAACGAGCAACATCTTGACGCGCTTTCGGGCTAATCTTAAGGATGTTATGGTCGTATCCTGCCTTCGTGTTGACGAGGTTCTCAAAGCGTGCAGCTGTTGATGGCTCGTGAAGGAATGCCTCGAAGTTCTCAAGGCCAAGCGTTTCGTTGAGGTAGCTGTAGGCTGCAGCGTGGATAGTCTCCTGAGATCCGAACATCATAGCCATCTGCTTGATTTCGTGCTTGGGGAACCACTTGGTTACCATACTGGTCCAGTAGTCGCCAACAGCAGTCTCTGTCTGGGCAAAGCCAATCAGGATGTTGCCAACTAGATTGCGCTCTGAATCTGTTAGGTTCTCACGGAAGTCCTTAACGTCTCCCATCATTGGAATTTCTGTGTGAAGCCAGAAGGCTTGAGCCTGAGGTAGCCATCCCTCTGTAAAGTACACTGGGTACTCGAATGGCTTATATGCGGTACGTTCATCGAACAGTCCCATATTGATTGGTTTTAAGTTAGAGACAAAAAAGGGCCACACGCGTGACCCAAACGGAATGCGAAGATATGAACAGCCTACAAACCTAGCAAGTCTGTGATGTCTTTTCCTTGCAAAATATTATAGTACCCTACCACCTTGACAATCATATTGTTATTAGAGAAGTGGGTAGTCTTTGGCATTCGACGCTCCTCCCACGCTGGCTCAGGAAGTTCCGTCAAACGAAACGACCACACCCCGATGGGAGTTGAGTTGATGTATACTGGCACTGTTCCAAACATAGCGGCCCGAGCGACAAGTGCGTCGTACTTAATCTTCTCTATAACTAAATCGTTATAGTGTCGGTTCCTGCACTTGAGTTCAATGTCGGCGTTGTAGCTAATTGAGTAGCAGTCATACTTGGACATCTGGTGTTCGCTCAGCTCCAAGTCTGGAGCTAGTCGTTCTTTGATGAGCTTGAACAGCTCTCTTTCGTACTTTACCATTGCTTGCAGAAGTTTAGGGCGCTCTCAATTACTTGGTGCATATCGTAGTATTTGTACTCCGCTAGTCGTCCACCAAGATGTAGCCCATCAACTGCGTCTGCCGCTGCTTTGTATTGGGTGTACCTGATTCTGTTTTGTGTAGTGTCAACGGGGTAGTATGGTTCGGCACCTCGGAAGTATTCCGATGGGTACTCTTTGGTCACAATCGTAACGTCAGAGTCTGCGTTGCGAACAAAGTGTCGGTGCTCAATAGAACGAGTGAACTTCGTCACGTCGTCGGTGTAGTTTATCACAGCCGTGCCCTGATGGTTGTCGGTCTGGTAGGTCTTCTGTTCAAAGCGTAGGCTTCTGTAGTCAAGGTCTCCGTACTCGTAGTCAAACAGCTCATCAATCTTGCCAGTGTAGATGATGTTCTTTGCCTTGATGCGGTGGTGGGTCATCTTAAAGTCTACGCCAAGCTCTAGCTCGATGCCATCAAGTAGCTGTTCGAATATGCTGGTGTATCCGCCAACAGGTATGCCCTGATACTTGTCGTTGAAGTAGTTGTTGTCGAAGGTAAGACGGACAGGAAGCCTCTTGATGATTTCAGCAGGCAGTTCCTTTGGCTCTCTCATCCACTGCTTCTTGGTGTATCCGTATACCAATTTTTGATACATCAGCCAACCAATTGAGTTGATGGCCACCTCCTCAAGGTTATTTGGCTCGTCGAACTTCTTCATATCCTCAAGCTTCTGCTTAACCTCTTGAGGTGTGCTCAGGTTGTAGACCTGCTTGAATGTCCAGAGGTTGAACGGAAGAGAGAACAGCTCCCCGAGGTAGTTGGCAACTGGGCTAAACTTGTACGGTTCAAAGCTTGCAAATCTGTTTATGTATTCCCACACCTCTTCGTTGGATGTGTGGAAGATATGAGGACCGTACACGTGGACATCGATGCCCTTCTGACGCGATGTGTAGCAGTTGCCGCCAATGTGTGGACGCTTGTCTATAACTAAAACGTTATACCCCTTGTCGGTGAGTTCGCGTGCACAAACGCTACCGTACAGCCCTGCACCCACAATCAGAAAGTCGTACATTACTTGTGGTAGTTGAAGATGTATGTCCACAAACGCTCGGCACACCAAGGGGCATCTGGGTAGCTGTCTCCATCAAATGTCTTTAGCATACGCTTCCAAAATGCCAGCTTCTTGTTTTTGATTAAGTCACGATGAACGATAAACTGAGCACCAGCAACAAACACCATATCCATCTGTACGATTGTGTCAAACAGCGCTACCTGAAATCCAGCTAAGTCTAGTCCCGGATGGTGTGGAAGCCCATTGATGTCGCACTGAACAATCATCTTACCAAGGAAGTAGAACTTTTCTTTCTTGTTGTCTCCAGAAATCTTCTCAAAGTCGTTTATTAGCGTAAGAACGTGGGGTGCGTGGTCAAACGGATTGCCCTGAACGAACGCTGTCCACTCGGGAAGGTTCTTGTAGTTTTCTACAATGTGGTGGACGTAAGTGTGTGCCTCGCGACCAATGTTTGCCAATGGGATTCCATTGCCTGTCTCTCCCTTGTCGTAGATGACTTTGTTGGCATTAAGTCTATCTGTCCAAGACAGATCCTCTTTGTACGATGCAATTACTACGTCTATCATACCAAATACTTTAATCGTTTCTCGTTTACAAGGTCAAGGTTGTGGTCTGGAGAATCTTTAAGCGACTCGTGAAGATTTTCTCCAAGCTTCTTAGCCTTCTTCTTGTCCATAGACTCGATGGCTTCCTTCCACTGCTGTTGGTCAGACACAAGTATGCCAGTCTCTCCATCAGTAATGACAGAGTTGTAAGGTCTTGTATTACTGGCAATTACAGCAGTCTTTGTTACTGCGGCTTCAGTAATCTTAAGGTCGCTCTTGCTCCAGTTAAACCTGTTGCCTACTAGTGGCACAAGGCTTACGTCAAACTCTTTGTACAGCTTTCCGTAGTGCCATATCTCACGAGGTGGCGATGTCTTGTTGTACTTAAAGATGTCGTCGTACTCCATTCCTTCTACGCCAAACGTGTAGACGTTGGAGAAGTCGTAGCCTATAGATTTGACGTCGTGTATATGAGCCAGAGCACCAACATAGCCAAAGCGAACAGTAGAAGAGCGTCGTTTGGATTGCTCGGCCCATTGTTCCTCTGTAGTGTCGATTGCATTGTTTACAAATTCAATGGTTGCCTTTGGGTTTTCGTCCTTCATTAACTTGGCCAGATATGTAGAAGGGGTCCAGACTACATCAGCAATCTTTATGGTCTTCTTAATGTCTGGGCCGTAGTAAATTTCGTACGCTTTCTTCGCTGGATTCTCTGGATTGAGGACCCAATAGTCGTCGTTGTCAAGGATTAGACGTACGCCGTGCTTCTTTAGCATACGGCTGAACTCCTTGTGGCTGTTGACAGAAACCTTGCGCGACACAATCAGATTGTCAACCAAGTCAAGGTTCATATCCTTAAGCTCTGCGAGTGATTGTATCCAATGCAGGTTGACTCCTTGCGACTGAAGTCGACGAAGTGGCACAATCAATCTGTGGTAGTTTACACCACTGAGGCTGTCAAGGTGTACTACGGTTATCATCCGTGCTGTTCGTTGTACTCTGTCAGAGCCGCACGAATCATATCAAGTTCGATGCGGAATGAGCGCGAATACTTATTTGTTATTTCGCTTACTTGCTTTTGGTCGAGTAGCGGGCTTCCCTTTTGGTCGTGTAGGTCTTCGTACAGGTCTGCGCTTGCTGCCGAAATCCGGCTGGTCGCTATGAAGTAGATTCGGCTCAGTTGTTCTAGAGTCATTTTCAATTAAAGTATAGTTGTAACAAATTATTTTAGCAAGGTACTGATCCTTCTTAAGGTTGCCATCGTATGTGATTCTAAGGTCCACGAAATATTTAGGAGTATCGTCGTGAACGTATCCATTATACCGTAGATAATCTGCAAGAAACTTAACAGCAACAACAGAGTTGTCAAGGTCATACCGAGAATTGTAGCGTAGATGGATAGCAAAGCGGTCCATAGTCCACCTATCAAATCCTTCAAGCGCTCTGGCAATACCCTCATAGTACTGTTCTTTTTGCTTGACGCGGTACGTCCAAAACTTGCCAGAGTAGAGCTGATTAAGTGACGGAGGCTTTGGTATTGATACTTCAATTTCATTACAATCAATTGTCATTAATCAAAGATATTAGAAGATATCGTGAATATCGCTTGGCTCAAAGACAAACTTTTGCACAGGCTCATCCTTGAGTATGGATTGAAACATATGCTTACCAGTGAACTTGTTTAGGAACCCTACATTCTGTCTATTCATCTCAAATAGAACCGGGAAGTCAAGGCTTGTGGGCTCCCCACCTGATTCCACCTCACGAACCTTACGAACGTGGACCTCTACCGTCCTTCTCATATCCGCTTCAGGATGCTGAATCTTTCTGTGGAACGTCAAGAAATTGTCACTCTTGTTAACGAACTTACCACCACCTTCAGTGTCTTCTGCAAACGGAGCCTGAGGTAAGCCATCCATACCCTTACGGCGTTGGGCTTCTGTGATGGCGTGGGTAGATAACCATAGCGCCATATTGTGTGACTGAGTAAACGTAAGAAACTCAGATGCCGCCTCGTAGTGATAGTCGTGGGTGGACAGCGGTGTGCCACTGCTCATCTGAATCTTCAGGCTGTTGTATGGATCAATGAAGTATCCATCGTAGTTCCCTTGGCGGATGAGCTTCTCAGCGAAGACCATAAGGTCGGTGTACGAATAGGTGTTCTTATTACTGATAATAGTAAAGTGTTCGTTAACCCATTGGTATGCCTTCTTCAGCTGCATTTGGTTCATATCCTTAATCTGCATATTGGATGCGAACTGAATAAGCTTCATCTTCACTGATGCTGTTTTGTTTTCAGCAGAGTAGATAATCCATCGCCAATTGTGGCGTACCGCAGAAGATGCAATCATATAGAGAGCGAAGGTAGACTTACCGATGTTTGAGATACCATTGATGATGGTAAAGTCCCGCTTAAATAAGAAGTGCTTGTCTAGGTTTTCGCAACCAGTGCTTAGACCTACTTGTAGCTTGCCATCGATGTAGTCCTGAATCCAACGATAGTCTTCGTCATCGGATGAGATGAACGACATATCGCCATCGTTAATCATCATCTCTAGCTTGACAGCATTCTCGTTCTCGAGTACCTCCCGGATGGGCATTGTTTTGCCCTTTTCGATACCATCACGGATGGTGTTCCTTGCTGTCTCGATAGAGTCTACATCACGACGTAGTATCTCACGCTCAAGTACGTGGATGGCTTCGTCCTCCTCTATGCGACCAACAGCAATATAACCACCGCAAAGCATTGCGGCCTTCAGTAGGGTAGCGTGCTTCTCTCCATCCTCTGCACGGCGGACCATTGAAGAGACAATGGCTAACTTGTTGTAGTCGGTGTAGTGGTCCTTCTGCTCAGCCTTCTGTGAGATGGCTTTCTCCGACAGCATCTGCCCAAAGATTAGCGAATCTTCGTTGACTACAATCTCAGGGTCGTAGCTATCGAAGCAGGCACGAGACTCGTTGATTCCCGATGGGTCCACCTCAAGTCCGTACTCTTTATCGAAGTAGGCTTGAAGCGCACGGAAGTGGTCGCGGTGTAGGCTAGGATTTGAGATGCGTACAAGCGCCTTGAGTCCTTCTCCTGATGGTGATATCCAACAAGCAAACACGAACTTGTCCGTAGACAGAACGTTCTTGCTACCCTCAACGTCGATGTGGTCGAAGTCAAGGACAATCAGTCCGCTATGGTTCTTTATTGCGTCATCACGCCGCGACTCAAACTCACCTGCCCATAGGATCACCGGAAGCTTCTTCTTTGCTTCCTTCTGCCCTTGCCTTACTTGTTCTACCAACTGCAGGTGTTTCCCACCAGTCGAGATTCTTTGGAGCGCTGAAGCTACTGTTATGTACGTTGGTGTATCCGTTTGTGTTACGCTCGGAAAGATTGTTATTGGTTGGCTGAGCACGCTCATCTTCAATTGCTATTTTAAGTAGGATTAAGTAACCTATAAGGTCTTGTAGTGTGTCTTCTGTTGCATCGTTTAGCCCTTTGTTTTTGATGCGCATCAGTTTGTCGTCGATACGGCAGGCGATGTTGTCAACAGCAGAGCCACGAGCAAAGATGTTGGACGGCTTAAGGGCTGAGTCTCCGTATGCTGCGTTCTTCTCAAGTAGAAGGTCGCGTACTGCGTTTGCTGTTCTAGTTATTTTATTTGCTGAGTCATTCATTTAAATAGCGGTTTTACTTGTTCTGCTACGGCCTGAACTACATCTACAGTTACTGCGTTGCCGCACTGCTTGTAGCGTTGGTTCCTACTCATAAGCTTGACTTCTCCATCGTAGTTTCCGAATGATGTGTGATCATCAGGGAATCCTTGAAGTCGTTCGCACTCAATGGGAGTAAGCCTACGGATTCGGTATCCATCAAATAACCCTACGCTGTTATGCTTAGGGTCAGTCAGTGTTGGAGACTCATCACGAACAGCTTTGTTGTAGAAGTCAAGTGCTTTGATTTCTCCCTCAATGAAGGTATTTCTCCGCACAGTTTCGTTAGCCGCTTCGTAGGTAAAGATTGGCTCTATTACGCCTTGGTTGCAACTAGTCTCTAGCGTTTGAGCCTTCTGTTTACCAACTCGTCCACGGCGTGTGTCGCTGTTAGGCTGTGCTAGGTTTACGCTGTCACCATATGTAGCCTCCTCATAGCCAACAGATGTTGCAGACTTCACTCGTAGAATTAGGTCGCTCTTTCCTTGGTTGAGCGCAGGAGCAATTCCTTCAGCATCGTAGACTCTGTCTTGCTGGTATGGCTGTGTGCCGCCATTGGAATCAAGACGAGTACCAACCTGCTTTACTTGTGCATTGAGTTTACGTTCAATAATATAGCTTCCTTGTGCGTCGTTTCCGTATCGCTGTAGGATTGTATTGGTGTTTGCTTGTTGTCCCGATACCCCATAATTCTTTCCTGACTCAACTTCGATAGGAAAAACTCCTCTCCAATTTCGCTTGGGTTCTGCAGAATATCCGACAAGGTAAATGCGCTCTCTGTTTTGGGGTAGAAACCACGATGTATTAAGCAGTTGCCATTCAAGTCGATAGCCCCCAATGTTGGCAAACGCTTGGAGGATTGCCGCAAAGTCTTCGCCAGAGTTTGAGGAGAAAGTTCCTTTAACATTTTCCCAGACAAATACTCTTGGTCGGCATTCCCCAATGAGGCGAATTGCTTCAAGGATAAGGCTTGATCTGTCTCCATCCATTCCTTTACGTTTTCCAGCAAGGCTGAAGTCTTGGCAAGGACTTCCAAAGGTGATAAGGTCGATGCGTGGGAGGTCTGCTCCTCGAACATCTGTAACTGATCCGACATAAGTTGATTTTGGGAATTTGTGTTTGTAGACAGCAATAGCGTGTGGGTCTATCTCCGAGAAGAAAGAGTTCACCTTATAGCCTGCTCGTTCAAAGCCTAGGTGGAATCCACCGATTCCGCTAAACAGGTCTAGTTGGTTTATTTTCATTGAGTTTAATTGCTTTGTTGCAAAGTTGGGCTTTCGCCTCATCAAAAGTATTCCAACCCTCCGAGATACGCAAGTTGCAAATGAAATTATATCTACCTGACTTTGCGACCCCGAAAAGCCCTAGATAGAAAGGACAATTGGGTTGGTCAAAGCTCATCGTTACGATGGCGTACGAACCAACGCGGTCGTACTCGGTGTGGTTAACACCATACTGCTTCCAAGTCTTCATTGCTCCTTGATGAATACTCCGTCCACCATACGACCCTTGCGGTCCTTGATTTCGTTGTATGCTGACTCAAGGCATTCAGTTGCGCTAAGGCCTGACTGGAGTGCGAGAATAATCAGCGTAACAATCGAGTCTCCAATACCGTCCTTGAGATCTGCTCTGCGGCCTCGAGCTAGTGCGGCCATAGTCTCGCCAACCTCTTCCATAACTTTTAGTGCTTGGCGGTTTGAGAGTGATGGGTCTCCGAGGCCTCGGATGATTGCCCACTGCTCTACGTTTCTGAATAGTTCGTCTGCTGTCATTTTTTTAGTTGTTAGTTGGGCGGTACCCGATGTTGTACAATGTGTCTGTGTCAGCGGCAAGTAGTATGTCTACCCCGTGCTTGACTGCGTTGTATGCCTCCTCTACGTCGTTGTCAGTCTTCATATTCTTGTACAGCATATTAAGCTGTAGTTCGAGATCCTTTGATAGGTTGTTGACTGATCGCTTGATGTTGTGGCGATAGATAGGTGTTGTCTGTAGCTCGTCAAGAAGTTCGAGGTGAACCTGCATAACGATCAACAGCTTAACGAGCTTAAGCTCTGTGCTTGATTCGGTCATTGTTCTGTTTGGATTGGTTTAAATGTATAATCTATTGATTCAATTACCTTTTCCTTTTCGCGGTATATTAACTTTTTCCTTTTAAGTAATGCAATTGCATTCCTATACCTAAGGTATTCGCCGTCTACCTCAATAGATACTAAATGCCAATAACCTAATTTACCACACCAATAGCATTCGCCAGCAGATCCGTGTCCGACTTTTCCATCGTTTGGCGTATCACAACCAGTGCATTTAAATACAGCATTTAGTTCACTTATGGAGTCATCCCATACCTCAACCATTCTATAGCCATACTTGGGCTCAGGTATAGCCTCCCAATAAGTTATTTCCATTACGATTGTGTCTCTATAATTAAACTTAGTGCTTGTACGTATCCGTGCCAGTACATCTCCTGCTCTCGCTGACGATTGTACTTGCATACGTTGCGGTTGTACTGAGCCTTGCGGTACTGCTCGGCTAGTGTTCTTTTATTTTTGATCGTCTCCATACCAGTCTGAATACTTTAATCCGTACATTACATTAAACATTCTCATCTCAATATCTGCAAGCTTCTTGTTAAGCTTCATATTCTTCTGTAGGTACTCCATCCCCCACTCCTTCCACTGCTCTCCTTGAGCAACGGTCATAGTCCAGTCGGTGTACCAGTCGTCTGTTCGTCCCTTGATGTCATCATAGGTTACGTTGTGGCCAGCAATCTCAAACATCTTATTGATGAGGTCTTCACTTGCCTTGTTCCACTTCTCTTGTTTGGTTAGTCTCTTAGCCATAATGTGTATTTAATTGCACAAAACTGTAACATTTTGTATAGTTAATCGGACATTATCCGAATTAGCGTACATAAGGATACAGACTTTTAGTTGACACTTATAGGTCTGTCACCTTATAATCTGCCAAAACTGTGTTTTTATGGCACATTTGGCGAGGTTGGTTCAAGTAGAATCTCCCAGTGAGTTTCTGTATGCTCTTTAAACCCAACAACCTTTCGGTCGATTCCTGCGACCTCAAGTGGGTAGTCAATAGTAATGTAAGGGCCACCGCTTGGGTCTACCATAGTGATGATGCTCCAATCAGGTGTTCCGTCTGTGTCGCTTGCACACGCATATCGGCAACAACTAAAAGGCCCACGCCAGTCTACGTTGCCTTTCTCATTGAGCGAGAAGGTGTACTTATCTCCGTATCGGTTGACGTATTCTTTAATCTGTTCCATAGGTATATTAGGTTGTCTGTCTGGGTTGTGGCTACAACTTAGCTTGTGGTAGCCTTCGCCTCCGCAGGATTCACATTTCATAGGGTTATTGTAAGGTTGTAACTGATTTATTAGATATGAAATAGAAGGAGTTGTAGCGTCATAGCCACTTTTTCTTACACGATTGACACTCGTAGATGTTCATCTCTGAATAGTTTGGCAAGATATGTATATCGGTATTCTTCATTGGTGCGTTACAACAGTCACTCTTTATTGTAAACCAATCCAACAATCGTTTCATTTGGTTTCAAAGTGTTTAACTCTTCTTCTTCTTCTTCTTTGGCTTCTTCCTTACAGGAGGAGCAAATAGAGGAACAAAAACCGGATTATTGTCAGCACAGATATAAATCAATCCTCCCGGAACCCGAATTACTTCAGTTCTAATTCTATGTATAGTAACTTTTTCGTGCAAATCAAGATTGTAAAGACTCATTTCTTTTCTGGGTTAAAGTGTTCGTTCAATAGTTCTGCCAATTCGGTTGCATCTTCACCTGTGGTGAATCCTATTTTCTCACCATCCACGAACACATCGTATCCGTAGGTGGCGCAGCATCCATCTGAACAAGTGTGGTCGTATGCTTCAAGTTCTATTTTCATTTGGTGTTAAAGACTGTTTTGTTTTCCTGTGGGTAGTAGGTATAACCATTCGTACTATCCTGTAGATTTTCTTGATTGGTGTTAAAGGTTTCGTTGTAGTACTTTTCGCCCATCCATTGCACAAGACCTTCTTCATTGTAATCCCAACCTTGTTTAACTGCATTCTCAATCTCCTCCTTGTGCATTGCTTTGGCTTGTTCAAAGCTCATCTTAACAGCCTCAAGTAAATCACCATCGTGTTCAAAGTGTGACTTAAGGTTGTTGTAAATCCATTCAATACTGCTCTGTTTCATTTTTGTTTAGTGTTAAATCGTTTGTCAAACATATCATCAATAGTCAAGTCCTCACACCAAGACTCTTCAGTCTCTTGGTAGTTTCGGTTTGCTTCATCGCAGTATTCTACGAAGTCACACATCACATCCTTCTCTTTCTCAAGCATCTCATTGCGAGTGGTTCTAATCTTATCAAGGATAGCCATAGCCACTCTTTCGTCTGAGTCAAACATCCGTGTTAGTTCTAACTCAAAGTCCAATAGTTCTTGCATTGGTGTTTTCATTTGTCTTCTTTTAGTGGTTCAGCAATACCTTTCACAAGGTAGTAGTGACGTTTGAAAAGTGTAAAGGCATCCTCCCAACCCTTCTTGTATGCCTCGTTCAAGGCTTCATCTATTTGGTCATTGTTCATTTGGATAGACATTTTTTGCAGTAAGCGTTGAAGTTTCTTGTGGCTGAAAGTTTAACGTCATCCGTAGAGCCGCAGACAGTACACCTCAGCTTGGTGTCAGCTCCGTTAATAAACGCATCATAAAGTTCTTTGACGGTGTAAGTGTCCGTACCCTCGTTGTCTTGTTCAGTGCCGTTCTTAATCATATCAACGATTAGCAACAGCTCGGTCATTGTTAACTCGATTTTCATTTTTTATTTGTACATTTAACATTAAATTAACATACTATGAAGAAACTTTTCTTGGCTTTCGTAGCGTTGCTTGCTACATCTTGTGCTTCAGTTGAGCCTATGACTGGCTTTGCTGATGTAAGCACCTGTCGAATTGAAGGCTGTGAGAACTCAACAATCCATCACCACGCATTCTTGGAATAATTACAGTCCGCAGTATCCTGCATCACATTCATTGAAGTCATCATCAAACATCTCAATCTGAGACTTCCATTTGATGATTTCAGAGTACTTTACGTCTGATCGGAACGTACTCCCTGCTTCTTCCTCTAGGTTCGAAAAGAACTGCATCTTGTTTGGGTGCTTCTCGCTCATCTTCTTCAACAGCAAAGGTGACCTCCACCAACAGCCAACGCAGTTGTTCATATAGGCAAATCGTACTTCTTTGTCGGACCAAAAGTTTTCTACTGTGTCTTTGTAGATTCCGGCCTCAATGAGTGGAAACTCTGGCTTGCAGTACTCAATGGTCTTCCACTTGTTGCGGCCAGTACTTCCCTTGCCTACGATAATCTTTACCTCGGTCATACCTCGGTCATTTAGTTTAGCCATCATCTTGTTCGCTCGAGATGTTTCATTAGCTCGGAATCCAAAACGCATAGCGGCATCACCTTCAATAGTCTTGTACCTCCACTCAGCGATAGGCTTAGTCTTCATATCAGTTGTGCAGTAACGAGTCATCTTGTTGGGCAAGTAGTAACCTCCGTTCTTCATCTTGTATTGATGAATTGTTTCTTCGAAAGTCTTACCAGTAACCCAAGTTATTTCTTTACCTATAAACTGCTCAAGGTCTAGCATTGTATGGATGATGATGTCATCCTCTGCAGTACCTATGAACGGAGCTTGAATTCGGTCTTCTACAATCTGACGAATCTTGTCATCAGGAAACTTACAGTTCTGGTCTTCGATACGAACGAGTGCAAACACATTGTAGTCTGCAGGATAGTTAGCCGCAATGTATGACGAAGTCTTGCCTCCGCTTAGTGAATTAATTGTTTTCATTCTTCGTCAGTGTCGTCTAAATAGTCTTGATACTCAGCATAATGATTTCCTTGGTTTCCATTCCGCATAATAATCATCATACGCTCCTCGGCTTTACGCTCTTCCTCATCAGTGTCTCTTGCGTGATTTGAGCAAGGTGTTTTCTGGTTGTCTACGTTCTCTTGGCTGTCGCCAGGATCGTCCCAAAACAGGAACTTCATATCGCTTCCTGCTTCCTTATTGCTTTGATTCATAGCCTACGATTTTACTTGAGTTAATCTTTACAATTACGATGGTCTTGTCTCCCTTGTAGTTCGATCCGTAGATGCGGTCTCTCAAGCTATCCATTGTCTTCGAGTCGTTCACCATTATCTCCCTTGCGGTTTCGTACTTGGTGACAACCCATTCCTCCTTCTTGAGCTTCTGCTTACCCTTTGTGTAGGATATCAGTACCTGAAGGTAGAAAATCGGACGAGGCATTGATGCGTATCTTGTGGATTAGTGATTCGGCGACCTTCTTTGCGCTGATTAAGCCAGTCGGTAGCTCGTCTTGAACTTTAGCTGTTGGGATTGTGACGCAGTTGTCTCCGTCCTTGCCCCATATGAACAGCACAACAAACTCTTGTCGTGTAGAGAACGGAACGAACTTAATCTCTGACCCTACAAGCTTGGCTTGTGTAATCAGGAACGTAACATCCGGTCCGCTGTCGCTCTTCACTGAGAAGGAGGAGGTAGGGGGAGATGAAATCTCCCTCCCCCACTCCATCGATAGCAGGTATGCAATCGAGGTCTCAAACATTAGAACGGCAAGTCGCTTGTACCCTCGTTCTGCTGAGCAGGACGATTGTTATACTGCTTAGACTGCTGTGCTTGACCACCGCCTTTCGAATTGTCTGGTGCAATCGTAGCGTACGGCTTTTTCGGATCAATCTTTCCATTGCGGATATTGATACGAACGCGTCCGTTCTCGCCAACGAATTGCTTCGCGTCTTCGAGTTGGGCTAGAGAGAGCAAGAGGGCGTATCCTGAGAACTGTCCTTCATACTCGTTATAGAAAACACTACCGAAGTAGTTGGGTTTCTGCTTGTCTGACATAAAATTAGAATTAAAGTTCTCCGTAAATGATGTAAGTGTCGAGATCTTCGCCGTTGATGAAGTAGTCCGTATAAATACGAACAGCATTCTCAACTAGGCGCTTACCCTCGAGGTAGAAGGCTTCGGAGACGGAGAAGACCCCGATGTCCTTGCTACCTTTATCGACTGCGATGAACTTAAAGTTCTCGTAGCCAATTCCAAACAGCGTGCAGTAGATGTACACTTGAGCGGGATAACCATACTTTCGTGCGCTGTAGTTAAAACCGCCGATCTCGGAGGTTGTCTTCAAATCGTAAACTGCAACACCTGGGTGTAGGATATCAGCCTTGGCTCTGTGAGGTAGTCCTTCGACGTGACCAATTGCTGGTTTCTCGAACTCTGCACCCTTGAGCATATTCTTTACTATCTCGTTGCGTAATAGTGCGTCAACAACATACATTGCTGAGTCGTACTCGTTTGCTGTAAGTAGTGTCTGCCCCTTGCCTAGCTGTTGCTTTGCTTCCTTGTAAGCCTTGGTAGACTTCGTGGATACATCAACAGTAACAAAAAGGCTATCTACCTTCTCTGGTTCAAGGACTGCCGTGTGAATTAGTTTACCGACGGAAAGCGCAGACGTTTCAAGCTGATGGCCACGCAAAGACTTTGCATACTCCTTCGGGCTTGCGTTCAGCAACTTGTCAGAAGAAGATGATAGTGAAGCGCCACCAAGGTATCCATAGTAGAAGTCATCATCTAGCATCGCATCCAACAGCGTGGGTAACTCCCACGACGTGCCGTCAAGTAAGACAATCTCACTCATTACTTCTTGATGAATTTGCTCAGCGCGTTACGCTGTGCCTCAGACAACTGGGTACCGATAGCCGCGATAATCTCATCATACTTGGCTTTCGTTCCGACCTCTTTCATTCGGTCAACAGCCTTCTGAAACATATCGTCCTTCGGTGGGGCAACGGACGCTGGCTTCGCCGTAGGCATCGAAGCCGGAGCGTCCTTGCCGTGAGTATTTGTAGCATCAGCATCTTTGGTATCGTCAATCAATAGCAGGCCATTTAAGCTGTACTTACGGGCATACGAAGATGAAGCTCCGAATGATTGTGCGATGTCCATACCCTTGCGGTTCGGATCAATGCCTGCACAAGCTGTTGATGAGACGCTGTGTTCCCCATCAGTGATTGTAACAGTTGACTTGACAACCAGCATAGCGGTATCAAATCCAGAGTCAACAATCTCGTCAGAGATAGTCATAATCAGTCCGTTCTCTGCGAGCAGAGGCTTGACTGCTTCGAGGATATCCTCTTGGTTGCGGTAAGAATACTTACCAAACGAATTGTACTGAGACTTGGGAGCCTTCAGTCGCGACTGGACGTTAATCAGTCGCTGTTGGAACGTTAGTTCTTTCATAGTGAATTGAATTGTTTAGTAAAAGTACGAGCAATCTTTCTGATATGCAAGTGTTTATTACTGTTTTCTTTCAAGGTGTTTACTCCACATCTTTGCGGCAACAGCAATACGTTGTAGTCGGAACGGATAGTCGGCACGTAACCTAGCCATAGCTATCCTCATAAACTGTTCTCTCATTGTTTCATTGGTTGTTTCGGGTTGGACACAGTGCGCCTGTATTGCGCTCGGTAACGAAGCGTCAGGAAGCCTTACGCTCCATAAGCTCTTTTAGCAGGGCATCGCGCTCGGATTCGGCGGCTTTGAGGGCCGCCTCCATCGCGCTAATCCGTAGCACGTAGAACTCTACTAGTGACTGAAAGTGCTCGCTCATAGTTATCATTTTGGTTTCTCTTGCGCTCTTGAGCTAAGCGAAGTTAGCGCTCGTTCTCGAGACTTGCAAGTTTTTTGGTTGAATTAAAAATAAAGTTATTAACAGCAAATCTCAATCTGAGATCCCGGACAGTCGCTACTGCAGACCACCTTGCTGTCGGTAATCCACATCCCATCTGGGGAGTTGTCAGGGTCGGGCTTGACGTGGTACACACCAAAGCGCACAAGCCCTTCCTGATCCTTGCCTACGTTATCATCCAGCCAAAGGTTAACATCGTAGCACTCGTTTCCCACGTAGGTGGTAACCCACTCGTCATCGACAAGCGGTTCGATTGTTACCTCCGCACGTTCTGAGCCAATGCAGAACTTGATGCGGAAGGTTGTTGAGGTGAATGATTCGTAGGTCATCTTCATAATTATAATGCTTTGAGTATCTGCGCCACTATTAACACTACAATGTTAGCGAAAATAATCACCTGCAGAAACGACATAGCTTTTTCAACAAGTAGGTCAAAGACCTCACCGAACTCCTCGTTTGTTTTCTTGCGATTCATAACTCATTGTTGATTTTATTATTGATGTGTCTTTTGTATTGTTCGACATAAGCCAAAGCAAAGTCAAGGAAGTCTTCGTGAAGGGGGAAGTCAATGACTGTGTCCCCCTCCGAGCTCGAAAACATTGCCGTTAGCATATAGTTGTCGTTATCAACTGACCAAGATAGCGACTCAGTTAGTTCAATGTAGATTCCGTTTTTCATTTTAATGCGTTTTGAAGTTGTTCTTTAGTAAGCCCTGCCTGATCAGCCAACCAGTTCAGGAATGTGTTCTCTTGGTGCGTACGTACCACAAGCTGTGCGGCAGTAGAAAATACGTTGCTCGTCTGAGCGAAGATGAAGAATGTCTCGACTGGCGGTACAAGTTCTCCTGAGTGTACCTTGTCAACGAACTCGTTGAAGTCCCACTTCCACTTGACATCATCGTACATATCAGTAGACCATCCTTCGGCAACGCAGGTGAAGCCATCGGCAATCTCTACATCCACGTATCCTCTCCATCCATCTATCTTTTTCCACCCGGCACTCTTAATACACTTAGGCAACTCTTCGAACTCATCGTATGTCTCTAGACTACGTGTCTTATTCAGTGTGTATGAGTACTGAATGTGATCAACAGATTCAAATTCTGGGTCGTACTCGTATACGCTCACCGCACTATCCCAGTGCGAAGAGTAGCAGTCACTGCAGATGATTTCATCCTTGGCGTTGTACTCGTAGTAGTCGTTGTCCTGATCGAACTCGTGTCCGCACTCAGTGCAGTTCTGAAGTCGTGTCTCGATAGGGTTGTCGCTGTAGTCTTTCATTTCTTTTGCTGTTTAATAGATTCTAATTGTTTGGCGTAGTTGAAGGCTTCCTCCTCGTAGGTGAAGGAACGAACAAGTCGAAACGGATTCTGCTGTAGTACGTCGAAGGTTTCGCTGTCTGGGTTGTATGAAACGATGAACCCCATATCAGATGAAGTAGTCGTTATCACTGAACTCATAGCCCATCGTCTTAGCGAAGCGGAACGCCTCGTTGAAGTTCTTGAACTCGTAGCCCAAGCTTTGGTCTGACTCATCAACCAGGATGAACACACCGTTTGTGTAGTCAATGCGCACCTTTGGTTGGCGCAGTGGAGTGAAGATTTGCCCGAAGAAAGATTTCATAGCTTAAAGGTTTTTAAATTTAAATTCTGTTCCGTCCTGATCAAAGAAGTTAATCTTTGGTTGGTCTGACTCTTGGTCGAAGTCGATGTCTATCTCGCGGATATCTCCGCCGTCCTTACCCATCAGGATAACTCCCGCAACTGCGTAGCCCTCCTCAATGAACTCTCCGTAGATTTCAAGGCCAAGGAACTCGTTCATCAGCATCTCCTCAATCTTCTCGAGGATAGGCATAGGCAAGCTCCACGCGGTGTCAAAGAACAGCACTGTGCTGTCTCCTTGCTTCGAAGGGCGAAGCTCTCCGTAGGCCGCGTTCCACTTGGTCCCCCAGTTCTCGCGGTTCCAATCGTACCAATTCGGTAGGTTGTTCTCCTCGCAGTACACTCGCTCTGTCTCTCCGAAGTTACCCCTGAAGATATTCGCAGGTGGTGGTATCAGCTTCTCGAAATCGATTGGCTGTTCTGACCCGATTCCGTTGCCGATGGCGGCAAAGAATTCTTGCTGTAGTTTCTGATCGCCCGATACTTCGAGGGCTGTTCTCATCCAATTAGGCATTGCTTTGATTTTTTAGGTTAGATTAATTCAGTTCGTGATCGTAGTCGGCGATGATTCGAGCGGGATCGTACAGCACCAGGGTGTCCTTGTGTTCGTAGTACATTTTGCTCGTCAAAGATTTCTCTTTCTCATAGTCCCACTTAAGGCCAAGCTTTTCAGTGAGGTAGTACACACACTCATCAATAGTGGTGAAGGCTTCAATGTATAATGGGGTGCTCATTGGTTTTGATTTTTTACTTGGTTAGCTTCTAGACGAACACGATAGAAAATGCTATCATTTATTTTCTCCATAATTGAGTCCTCGATATCTTCGATTGCGTTCGAGACAATACCTAGCTTTTCAGACTCACGATAGGCCATAAGTTTCTTTGCTGTTGACTCGTCAATCTTTCCTAGGTCGTATAGTCCCTCAACGTGGTTATCAAAGTCTTCCGCAGTCCAGGCTAAGGAAGGTAGTTCCACCTGATTGAATTCCTCGTGGCCAAACTTAAGTCCGCCAACGACTACATCTATTGCCTGAGCAAGTTGGTCGTTCTCACCGTCCTGAAGTCCTACTAGGAATTCTACGGCTTCTAAAAGGCTCATTGTGTTTTTCATTGTGTTTAATTGTTTTGTTGGTTTTTCAAAGGTTAAAAGAATTACTTAGATAGGCAAACCCATTTTCAGTCATTTTCTATCTTGTTTTTAATCGCTTCCTCGACATCACTTAGGTCAATGTTTTCGTTGGCGTACTCGTACAAGGCGGCATAGGCGGCCTGGTAGATGTCAGTGATCTCAAAGTCGCTATCCTTGAAGTTCGTGAAGTGAAGTTCCCGAATGATTTCGAAGCAGTCCGCCGCATAGATAATAGCGTTCTCGATTGATTGATGCATCCAGTCGAAGACCTCTTCGAGCTCACTAATCTGGTCGTTGTTTACAGCCTCTAGAAGTTCTGCCTCTAGGTCGGCAGTGAATTGATATTTGTTAAAGCGTTCCATAGTTTCTTAGTTGTTTTTAAGTTGATTAAAAAGTTTGCTCCAATCTCCCTCGAAGGCAGGGCGGGTAAACAGCAAAGTACCGTCCGTTCCGTGGTATACCACGATTTCTCCGTGGGTTAGCTCCACCTTGAGCGATGCCGCTCCTGATTCTAATTGTTTCATAGTTTTAATTATTTCGTTGGTTAGTCAAAGGTTAAAAGAATTGTTTGTTCGGCAAAACACATTTTCGGTCAAAGTGGATACATTTCTGGTACCTCACCATCAAACTCCTCTTCGAGCTCAATGTCCACACCCATAGAGCGTGGGTCGCATAGGTCGTGGATGACCTCACTCTCGTGGAACTCCTTCAGAGCAAGTCCGACGGCCTCCTCGTAGTTTTCAGATTGAACTTCGACGATGGTGCTGTTGCTCACAGTCACGATGAATTGATAAGTTTTCATAGGTTAGATTTCGTTGGCGTTTATTAAAGTTCTAGAACAGCAAGAGAAACGTTTCCTTGCTCGTCAATAAGTCCGTGGTCAATCAGCGCACTCGCAGTCCGTCCGTAGTGGCCCTGAAGATTCCAAGCCAGACCACTCTTAACTAGTTCGGCAAAGAAGTACACTACCTCCTGATCAGTGAGCTCTCCGTTCTCGTATGCGATGATGCTTTCAATTGAATTGTTCATAGTTTCGATTGTTTTATGGTTAAGACGTCTCGCGACGTTTCGTCCACCTAGGACTCATCAGTTAACCTCTTCGCGGCATACATTCCCGCATCTACCGCCTCACCCTTCGTTGCCCATAGTTCGTCAGTATATTCACACACATCGAACTCAGGAGAACTTACAGCCCACTTCAGCGCACCTTCGGCATCACGATGGTAGCAAACCCTGATTTCAAGACCCCCAAAGGAATACGTATGCACTTTCATAGCACCTACTTGTTTAGGTTGATGAACCCCTCGACGATGGCCTCAAGTTCCTCAACACACTTATCTAACCTCACCTGAAGTTCAGGCGAAATATCGCCCGACTCAAGGTTGAACTCTTCGCACACTGAGTCAAACAGCAACTCAATCTGAGACTCGACGATTCCATAGATATTTTCAGTTTTCATAGCAGAACAGTTTTTTCGGTTGATTAATTTTTTTAGTAGCCTAACTTAGTCGCACGTTGCTCAACCTCAGTGAGAAGTTCGTTCGCACGTTTGCAGTGGTAGTTCACGTCAGCAGTGTCGTACTCGTAGTCCTCAATGTCTTGCAAGGTGATAACCTCACGACGCAAGTCAACGAAGGCGAATTCTTTTTCCTTAAGGAAGTTCGGAACACGTGCCTCAAGTTCAGCAAGGCGGCGTACGTTGTTCTCTACCTGCTCAGTCAAAACCTCGACCGAAGGTATCTCGCCGTAGGTGCTCTTAATGAAGTCTCCGAGTGAGGGGGTGTTGTAAAGTGATGAAGGTGTCATAGCAATTGTTTTAAGTGGTTAACACTGCGAATGTAGTTAGCCGAAACGAACCCACAATAGGCAAACCGCAAATTGAACGAAACTTTATATCCATTGCTCAAAATGATGGATAAAGCTAACCGAATTCCTTTGGCTCGCGCACGCGCATAATGCGCGCACGTACACACACACGCACGTACGTGAGCACGTGTGCAAGTGTGCATAGCACGTGGGCAAGGGTGGGAGATAGTGGGAGAAATGGGTGAAGTGGGGGGGGGATTGTTCCTCCTTTTCTCTAGGAACTCAACTCAAAACCCTCAGCAAAATCAGTCAGTTCATCACGAGAGTCACGTGGGTAAAACGCTGAAACCTACGAACGAAATGCTGTCAAACGCAACCCCATACGTCTGGGGATCGGTTTCCGTACGCGCGCGCGAACGATCGATTATGTATATAATCCCCTAGGTACTTATATCTAACGCTAGATACTTATTTGCAGCCACCAGATACAAGTTGGCTATTCTAAAAAAGAAAAAACTATTAGAGCCAACTAGATTGCTGTTATGATTTGAACAGCTATGGTTAGGGTATAGTGCGCCTGTATTCTAGGTAGCTGAGCGGACCCTAGGAGCTTGAGTTTTGTTTGCTATCGGCGGTGGGGTGGGGGCTCTGCTTGAGGCGCCGCCCCTGCTTTGTTTGGTAGGCTAAGTAGGCTCTCGATGATAAGAGAGCTTAGTTAGTCTGCGTTCTGTCTATCGGCTCTAGCCTTAGCGAAGTTACAAATGAAAAAGTTAATAAGCAAATATAAGAGTATGTTTGTTCATAATTGTTTATCAAGCAGTTGCAGTCAATAATGTATAAGTGTTACAGTACACACTTAATGCGATTTCTACTTACGGAGCCATAAATAAGTGAAACAGCTATCAAATACAGCTATTATTGCTGTTACTATCTTTGCCATATGAAGTTAAGTAAGTACGTATCGTTGGCTGAGGTAACACGGAGTGATACTGCCAAGCGCAAGGGGATTGACAATAGTCCAACAGCAGAACATCTGGAGAACCTGAAGGTGATCTGTGATGAGGTGTTCGACAAGGTGCGTGAGCACTTTGGTGTTCCAATCTACATCTCTAGTGGGTACCGCTCTGCTGCGTTGAACAAGGCGATTGGCGGTAGTGCCACCTCTGACCATAACAACGGACGTGCGTTGGACTTGGATCAAGATGGTCACGGCAATGGTGTGCGTAACAAAGATGTTTTTAACTACATCATCAACAATCTTGAATTCGATCAATGCATCGGAGAATTCCAGCGTGCAGATGGTGATTTCGATTGGGTACACGTAGGATACCGTAAAGGAGCGAACAGAAAGCAAATCCTTATCGCATACCGTGACGCTGCTGGTAAGACAAAATACAAACCCTATAAATAGGTAACTTTGTAGCTATGAAACCAAAGATGACTGTTTACCAGATGGGAGGCAAGATGCCAATCGTTCCGGACCCAAAGAAGAAGCTGTCTCCAGCTGACCAGAAGTTTAACGCTGCTGCTCGCTCACGTGAGGCTGAGAACCTCACCGAGATGCGTAACGCACTCAAGGCCGAAGGTCCTGAGGAGCTTGCCAAGTTCGACAAAGAACTTAAGGCTAAAGGCTTCAAGGTTGTCAAGAAGCCCGTCAAGAAGATGATGGGTGGCGGAAAGATGAACGTCGACGGATACTACGAAAAGGGCGGTAAGATGCCCAAGTACGGAAAGGGTGGAATGATGAAGTACCTCAAGGGCGGTCAGGTTAAGCTGGACAAAAATATGGACGGCAAAATCACTGGTGAGGACTTCAAGATGATGGCCAAGAAGAAGTAAACAGCTATGAAGGTCAAGAGGTACAGCAACGGAGGCACCACGCCAAAGCCATCTTGGGTCGGCAAGGGAAAGGCTCCGAACGACCCAGCCTCTGTTGACGAGATGACAAATGCTGAATACCTAGAGCGACTCACGTGGAATGAAGCTGTAAAACAGCTCGAGAAGCGAGGTGTTACGATGATCGACAAAAGCCGTAAGGGTGCTGAAAAAATCTTACAGCAGGGCAACGCTCAGATGCCAGAGCGTAACTACGCGCTAGCGATTAAGAAGGCTAAGGAGTACGGAGTCTACGACCAAGCACGTCAGGATGCTGTTCGGGCATTCCGAGCCTTTCAAGAATCCCAAAAGAAAAACAGCTAAGACTAGCGGATATCTGTTCCGTACGAGGTTGAGACGTGGTGTCGTACACCGTCGTATGGCAACAGCATAACCGTTGTTCTGGTGGATGGGTTCCAGTAGTAGCGAGCGTCAATCTCGTTAAATCCTTCTACGCGAAGCTCCTGTCTTTTAATGTTCCACTCCATCATTGTAACCACCTCTGAGGTTGTGCTGTCGGGAGCCATATACCAAGTCTTCTGTCCGTCGAGTACCCACTTGGCGTAGGTTGGGGTGTTTACAACACACCTGTAGTTGTGGTCGTAGATGCTTATGTCTGACTTAAATGCGTTCTGAGCGAAGGCGCCAGAGCAAGAGAGAAGGATTGCGATAACAGTGTTTTTCATTGCTTCATTGGTTTTATGGTGCAATTATATGAAAAGTATTTGACTCCAACAACAGCTAAATGAATTATTCATAAATTTGCTGCTATGAAGATCAAGAAGTACAACGAAGGAGGCAAGATGGAGATGTCCGGTGAGGAAATCGAGATCAAGTCTATGGATATGGCCTCTGGGATGAAACAGCTAGAGGCTGCCGTCAAAGCATCAGGCAAGACTCCAACGAGCTACAAGTTCAAGGCTTGCTTCTACGAGGAGGAAGAGGACTAGTGGCTAAGTCAGCAAAAAAGCGAGTAGTAAACAGCAGAGGAGTCAAGCGCGTAAGCAAGGACCGTGCTGCTGTTGGCGTTCGTAACCTTGAGATTGTAAGCAAAATTGCTTATGAAAACTAAGAAGTACTACGACGGCAATCCAAAGGCGTACGAAAAGAAGAAGAAGTACGACAAGGAGTACCACTCCACAGAGGAGCGGAAGAAGTATCGTGCGTTCCTAAACAAGAAGAACCGTCAGGCCGGAACCTACGGAAACGGAGATGACAAGGACTACGACCACGACGAGCGTCGCTTTATCTCAGCTGTTAAAAACAGAAGTAAGAAATGATTCGCTTCACTCATCACCGATAAAAGTATTTATCTTATGAAGGCCAAGAAGAAAAAGACCCATATGATGGTACAGGCTCCTGAGGGCCACCACTGGATGCTAGAGAAGGGACGCTACTACCTGATGCCTGACAAGGACGGTAAGTTCACTCCCCACGATGGGGCTTCGAAGGAGGCAAAATTCCGGCTATACTCCGCCCATCAGTCTTAGCACGCTCTATTATCTTCTTTGCTAGAGGGGTGTCTTCGTGGCCCTTTAGCTTGCGTCCTAATATCTTTGTTGGTATACCTTCTGCCCTGTCTTTGATTTGCTTATTGACAGCATTGTGATCGTACTCTAGGTCGACCTTTACCTGTCCGGTGGTTATCGCTACCCACTCTTCAACAATCTTTCTTCCTTCTTGAGTCAGTGCGTACCGTTTGCGGTAGTTCCACCTGTTCTCCTCCCGAAACCACATAGACGTATCCTTGTGGATGTCGATGTCATCCTTGGAGAAGTAGTCAAACAGAAACCCTTTTTTGCGTAGCTTAACCGTTAGCCAATCCTTGGTTTGGTTGTATGACTTGGACAGCTGGTTAGCCATCCATTCGATGGTGAAGAACTCAAGGTCGTACGCAAACAGAAGGAACTCTATCTGGATGGGTATCATCCCATACTTAGCCTTGATGTACTTGTTTGCGTGCCACGTGAACTTGTACGCAGGTGTGCCGCGATCGTCTCGGTAGGCGAAGTCCCTGAACTTCAGGTCCACCTTTTTCTTGAACTTTTTAGCCAATGAAGTAAATTGTATCTTTGTAGCAAAAGTAAAGAATATGGCAACACTTAGCGGACAGAAGGTTAAGAATGCGTTTGCTTCGCTGCTGAAGCTGGCGACAAACACCGCTACGACCTCACTGAAGAACGTAGAGTCTGGCGATGGAGTGGCAACAGCACTTCAGCTTGCAACAGGTAAGGTTGGCGTCAACGGAACCCTTGAGTTCCCAACTGTTCCAGCCACTGGCTCAACAGAGGTTGATGCGCTTTTGCTTAATGCTTCGAACCAAGTTGTTAAGCGCACCCTCAATGCTGCAGCTTTCTCTGGTGGCGCACTAACAACAGCATCTCTCCCTCTTGGGGTATCTGGCTCTGATGTGCGTCTAGCCAACCCGTCGGCCATCTCTGACATTGGCACTCCTGCCGCAGGTGACAGATTCCTTATCTATGATGCGTCGCTTACCACGTGGAAGCGTATCGATTATTCTGCTCTTGCTGCACTGATTAACCCAAACCAGTACCAGTCTGCCCCAGAGGTTGTGGCACGACTAAAGCCAACCATTAACCTCACCACCTCAGCAGTATACCTTGACTTTGCTAGCGTTGGTACTGGAGGAGGAGACACTGTGCTAATTGGAGACGCATCAACAGTATACACACTAGGTAACGTATACGGAGGAAACCTAACATCATTCCGATTTAATGTGGATGGCGTGTATGAGATTACACTCTCTGCAGACATTACAACTACATCTACCAACACAGATGTTACGTTTTTATTCGAAATTAATGGAACAACAGTTGGCACATCTCAAACTCGCTTTGCCACAATCAGTGACCACTTCCTAACCCAGTCTACAATCATCAACGGAGCCTCTGGTGACGTGGTTTCCATAAGGGCGTTGGCTTCTGCTGCTGCGGCAAATGTCAACGAGTTTAGCGTATTCCACATCCGTAAGCTCTAATGGATAAGTCAGAGTCTAGGGTAGAGCTGTTCATCTTCGCACGAAACAGCTTCGAGGAGATTATGGAGAAGGCCCAAGAGCTTGGTCTCTACGACGACTTTATGATGATTGCCACTATGGGAATCGTCACAGGAAAGATTGACGGAAAGAATGTGGTGGAGTCTATATCTACAATTGATGTAGAAAACACCGAGGAGATGAACTCTCTGCTGATGCACCTAGCAACATCATACGCCGAGATGGATGAAGACGATGACGACTCCGATCCGTCTGATCCCGATTATTGGCTAAATTTGAACTAAATTAAAATGAAATGGAACTCATTCGTAAAATTATTGCGGGCAATGACCCGCTAAAAGCCTTGGCCTACTATGTGGGTCAGAAGGCTGGAGATGGCGAAATACACGCCATTATGCTTGATGGGCAGTACCTTGTACGTCACGGAGAGCGCAGGTATATGATATACCTAATAAAGAACAACAGCATAATGCTTTGGAAGACGATTGAAGGTATGCCAACCATCGTAGAGTACGACTGCAACTTCTAGTTGTAACCGACTTACAACTTTTATTTTAATTTATTATGACACCCTTATATCACATCCTTGTACATATTCCGTCAGCTGTCAACGACACTATGAAGATTGGCGACACGGAGATCTATGTAGACACCAAGTTCAACGAGTTCCAGCACCGGACGATGAAGGCGAAGGTTGTTGGCGTTCCTGCTAAGTTCGACTCTCAGGTAGAGGTCGGAGACTATGTGTTCCATCACCACCACGTAGCACTGAACGACAACCAAATTGTTGACCCCAACAAAAAGGTCTACCGCGTCAACTACGACCCATTTGGTGGTCAAGGGAATCAGGCTTATCTGATTGAAAAACCAGACGGAACGTTGTTGGCTGTTGCCGACTGGGTGTTCCTTGAGCCCGTTGAGGTAGAGCCAGAACTCAAGAGCGATGTTATCGAATTAGTTACATTTAAGGAACCAGAGAAGCGGTGGGGACGTATCGTCTACGGAAGCAAATGGCTTGACGAGGAAGGGTTGTCTGTGGGGGACGTGGTGTTCTTTGCCAAGAACGCAGACTACGAGATGGACATCAACGGACGTAAGCTTTGGCGTATGCAAATCCACCAGTTGTTATGCGCAAAAGTGTAAAGGGCTTTACCACCGTTCAGGCGGCACGTAACCTCATCGAGGCTATGGAGGCCGCCATCCACAATATGACCGAGGAGCTGAAGAAGCCTGTTGACCCAGACCTTACTGGCTCAGCAAGAAAAGCCGAACTTTCTGCGCTAAAGGATACGGCCTTGGCCTGCAAGGAGTTAATCGTTGAACGACAAAAACTTGAACAGCTGGTTGGCGACCTTGAGGAGTCTGGTGGTATTGAGGAGGAGAAGGACTTCAAGGGAGGCTTTGCAGAACGTAACGCCCGCAGGTAATGGCAGGGCTTAAGATGATAGACGGAGATGAGGTGATCAGCATCTGTCCGAACGATTCGGACGGGCCTATCATTGAGATTGAGTCGCTGAAGATTCAGTTGCCCAAGCCACAAGACGTTCTATTCAAAGGTTTACCAGTGGTGAACCAAAGGTGGCAAAGAATGGAACTGCCACGAGAGCTGTCCCAAATCAAATCTATGGACGACTGGTACGAATCACCACGCGAGTTCCAGCAACGTTGGAGCCCGTACATCGAGGAGGAGTTCCGCCGACGTAGAGAAGGTGTGTGGTTTATGAATAATGGTGTTGAAACATACATCACTGGCCACCACTATATGTTCCTCCAGTGGAGCAAGATTGACATCGGATATCCGGGCTACCTAGACTTCCAGAGAAAACTGTTCACCCACTTCGCTGCGTGTGAGGCAGACCCTCGTTGCCTAGGACAGATATACACCAAGTGCCGACGCTCTGGCTACACCAATATGAGCGCTGCCACATTAGTTGACGAAGGTACTCAGGTGAAGGAGAAGCTGTTGGGTATTATGAGCAAGACAGGTACGGACGCTCAGGAGGCAGTGTTCGGCTCTAAGATTGTACCCATATACAAGGGCTACCCATTCTTCTTTACAGCAATTCAGGATGGTACGACCAACCCACGTATGGAGCTTGCGTTTCGTGAACCTGCCAAGCGTATTACCAAGAAGAACAAAACCTCACAAAGGGGAGAAGCGCTTGACACCATCATCAACTGGAAGAATACCACCAACAACGCATACGACGGAAGCAAGACGCATATGCTGTTCCTAGACGAGGCTGGTAAGTGGCTAAACCCTAACGACATACGTGAGGTGTGGCGAATCCACAGAACCTGTCTATTGGTTGGACGCCGCGTGATTGGCAAGGCGATGGTTGGCTCTACCGTGAACCCACTTGACAAGGGAGGAAGAGAGTTCCGCGACCTGTACTACGACTCGGACCCAAACGACCGCAACGACAACGGACGCACCAAGAGCGGCCTGTACAAAATCTTCATCCCCGCGTACGAGGCACTAGAAGGATTCTTTGATCAGTACGGAATGCCAATCGTTGACGACCCCGAAGATCCAGTGATGACCGAGGACGGAACGTTCACTACAATCGGTGCACGCACCTTCTTGAAAAACGAGAGAAAGGGACAGCAAAACAACAGCTACGAACTCAACGAAATCATTCGTCAGTTCCCATTCACTGAGGACGAAGCGTTTCGTGATTCGACCAAGTCTTCGCTGTTCAACATCCAAAAAATCTACGAACAGATTCAGCACAACGAGGAGCTGTTCCCTAATCCTGTTATCGTTGGAAACTTCCAGTGGAAGGAGGGCAAGCAGGACACAGAGGTTGTCTTTGCACCAGACCCTAACGGAAGGTGGAGAATCACTTGGCTAGCGCCACCAGAGATTCGAAACAAACGAAAGACCGAAAACAACAAGCTAGTTCCGCCAAACTCGGCATTCGGGGTGATGGGCGTTGACTCCTACGACCTTGACACTACAATTGACTACAGATCCTCTAAGGGTGCCTGCCACATCTACAACAAGTTCTCGATGGAGCATCCAGCGAATATGTTTGTGGCTGAATACGCATCACGTCCACCGCTTGCTAAAATTTTCTACGAGGACATCCTAATGGCTGCTGTCTTCTACGGGTATCCTGTGCTTATAGAGAACAACAAGTACGGCATTGCACGATACTTTGAGTCGCGAGGGTACGACGAGTACCTGATGGACCGCCCAGCGCATCTAATGTCCACATCGGCGAAGGTCAACGTAAAGACAAAAGGTATCCCATCCAACAGCCAAGACGTAATCCAAGCACACGCCCAAGCGATTGAGGCATACATCCACGACCACGTTGGCATTCACAACGAGACAGGAAACTTTGGAAGGATGTACTTCAACAGAACACTGGAGGATTGGATTAACTTTAAGATTGACGACCGAACAAAGTTTGACTTAACAATCAGCTCTGGACTTGCACTTTTGGGCGCACAAAAGCAGGTAAAGGAAGCAAAGAAAACAAACTTCAACGAGAAGATTTTCTTCCGTAAGGGTAAGCAAATTACGCGATAACTTAAGTTCGTACCTTTGTCCATAAACTGCGATAAATGGATCAATACTCAGTAAAAAGCAACGGGTACGACTCTACGTTTCCTGATCCGCTTGCCTCACACGAGGTAAAGGCAAACAAAGGATACGGCCTTCAGTACGCTAAGGCCATCTACGGACAATGGGGAAGCGCCGAGTGGGAGGGCTCTCTATACGGCAAACGCTGGAAGGAATTTGAGATTTCACGTGACTACGCCAACGGAACGCAGGACACATCCATCTACAAACAAATCCTCACATCCCTTGACCCAAACAACGGAGACGGCTCACTGGTAAACCTTGACTGGACACCAGTACCCATTGTTCCTAAGTTTGTAAAGATTGTAGTAAACAAGATTCTCTCATCCAAGTTCTACCCCAACGTAGAAGCTGTTGATCCTCTCTCTCGCAGTGAGAAGGACTACGAGAAGAACAAGATGAAGGTGTTCATCGAAAACAAGGACGTACTCAAGGAAGCCAAAGAAACAGGGTTACGTACTGAGGTAGACCCAGACGCACTTCCAGACACCGCAGAGGAAACCGAAATCTTTCTTGAGACCAACATCAAGACCGCAGCAGAGATTGCCGCACAGATTGGAATCAACCTCACCCTCAGCTGGAACGACTTTGACGAGCGTGTGTTCCGTCGCAACGTTGAGGACCTCGTCACCTGTGGTATGGCTGTCACCAAGCGCAGCAACGACCCGAACTACGGAATCGTAGAGGAGTACGTTGACCCAGCATACTTCGTCCACAGCTTCACCGACGACCCCACCTTCAGCGACATCATCTACGCAGGCCACACCAAGCGGATGAGCATTGCCGAACTCAAGCGCATTGCAGGAGATGAGTTTACCGAAGAGCAGTACGAAACAATGGCACGTACGGTGATGAACCGCTTTGGTAACGACTCTGGTCGCTTTATGGACCAGCGCTACGACGTGGGTATGGAGCGATACTACTACGGATACGACGAGTACACCATCGACGTGATGGAGTTTGAGTTCATAAGCGTTGACAACATCATCTTCGAGAAGAAGGAGTCTCGCTTTGGCAATGTAGGGTTCTACTACAAAGGCCACAAGTACAACGCACCACAGCAGAGTGTATACGACCGAGAGGCTGTATATATGCAGAACCAAACGCTCTACGGAGGTAAGTTCATCATTGGCACCGAGTACATCTTCGACTACGGGGTAAAGAAAAATATACCTAAGAACGTACACGACCTCAGCCGTACGAAGATGAGCTACAGCGTGATGGCTACCAACATCCGCCGTATGATTCCTAAGTCTATGGTGAGTGGAATCATTGGCTTCGCCGATCAGCTTCAGCTGTCCCACCTAAAGATTCAGCAGGCAATTGCTAAGGCCAAGCCCGATGGATTGATTGTAGACATCGAGGGACTAGAGAACGTACAGCTCGGTCGCGGTGGAGAGCTTCAGCCTCTTGACATCCAAGACATCTACGAGCAGACTGGTATCTTCTACTACCGCTCAAAGAACCCAGACGGAAGCTTCCAGAACCCACCCATTCGTCCACTGGACAACAGCATCCGAAACATCAACGAACTCATCACGCTGTACAACCACTACCTGCGTATGATTCGTGACGCTACAGGAATCAACGAGGTGATGGACGGAACGTCTCCGAAGGGAGACCAGCTTGTTGGAGTACGTCAGCAGCAGCTCGCTGCAGCGAACAACGCACTGTACGACATCACCAACGCATCTGTTGTTCTCTACCGCAAAATCTGTGAGGACATCGTCAAGTGTCTGCAAATCCTTCCGCCCAAGTCCATCCTATACAAGGCGTACGAGACGGCGATTGGACGCGAGAATATGGCTGTTTTGTCTAGCTTCTCTAACCTACCGATGTACAACTTCGGGGTGCGTGTCGTTGCAGATATGAACGAGGTGGACCGTATGTACCTTGAGCAGAACATCCAAGCGTCTATCGCTCAGGGTGAGCTTGACATCGAGGATGCGATTGCCATCCGTCAGCTGCGTGACATTGATCAGGCCGAGCGCCTGCTGATTGTACGCCGTAAGAAGCGTATGAAGATGCGTCAGGAGCAGGCACAGCAGAACTCACAGTTCCAAGCACAGGCCAATGCACAGGTTGCTCAGGTAACTTCGCAATCCAAGATGCAAGAAGAGCAGATGAAGGCCCAGCTCGAACAACAACGCATCCAGCTGGAGGCAACGGCTAAGGCTGAGCTTCTGAAGGTAGAGTACGCTCTAAAGATGCAGCTCGCCAAGCTTCAGGGAGACTACGGAATCAAAGAACAGCAAATTGAATCTGGAGTTCGTCAGGGAGCCGAGCAAGAGGCGGAAG